CTTTTTTTTGTTCGTTCTTTTCCATAGTAATACCGTTTTAAGGGGCTACCTTTTTTATTCAAAGACCGCCAGAAAGGTAGCTAAACTGAGCCTACCTACGATTAGGATTCCCTGGTGCGCTTCTACCTTATGGTAACTTCTTTAAGCGTGGAACGTACTACGATCCCGTGTACTTAGGGCACATTACTTTGTTAATTTATTTAGTATGATATAAGCTAGACATCCTAACATACCTACTAAACATAGTGCAGTAAATTCTGTCATTTAACTGTATTTATTTCTTTCTTAAACTGTTTATATAAATCTTCAGAGAAAGTATATTCTATTTGTCCTGGTAAAGTAAAGGATCTATAATTATCATTTAATTTATAGTTCTTACTTATCTTACTTAAGTAAAGGCAATTAGAATACTGCTAATCTCTTTGTCTTATGAAATAGTAATTCATGCTTCTGTTATTATAAATCCATACAATCTCATTAGATTCTACTAAGTAGAAGAACTTAGTTTATATACTTCATTTGCAATAAAGTTTATATCATCATTTGAGTACATATTGTTAATAATAAGTTAATAGTAATTCTAAAGTAATGGGACTTACATCATCTACTTTAGTTAATTCTTCTAATATGTCTTCTGTATTCATACTGTATTTAACTGTATCTACTGTATACAGTAACGTATATTTAACTATATTAGTTGTTATTATTAACATTTATTATGAATATTTATTTAAGTTTAATAGCTATTTTTTAACATTATTTAAAGAGTATTTTATGAATAAAATATAATAAAAATATATAAAAAAATTTTTTGGTGAAGAAATCTGCGTGCGTGAAGCTGTACAAAATCAAGCCCCCTCTCTCTTTAATCGGGGGAAAGACCCCGTAGTAGTAACATTAATAAGTAAAAGTATGGCTAAATCAGATTTCAACAACTCAGTATTTGTAGTAAAAGTGTATGAACACACTACTCCGTTAATCGTAGAAGTATTTCCAGCAACTGAACAAGGTATTAGTGATGCGTATCAGTATTGTCAAATTATGGAAAGAACTGGAAAAGGAAGACATGAGGTAGTTGTGCCTATCACACAAAACTAACCATTAAATAAAAGGATAATTAATTTTATCCTTTTATCTTTTCTTATTAATATATAGCGCAAATTACAAACCCATAAATATCAACAACTATGAAAGTAAAAGTAGACTATGACAGAAGTGAAATCGTTGAATTTCAATCTGATGCAGACAAAGGACACAGTTATTTAAGATTAATATTTGTGCCTGAAAAAATGTCATTGTTAGAAAGAGCAGCAAAAGGACGTTCATCAGAATATCAAATGAACTTCTATCCTCAGAGAGATAACGAAGGTACAATAAACCAAGAGTTTGAAGATGCTATCATTGATGCGTTTAACAACAAAGAAATCGACAAAGAACCTGTTTATGTAGACAGAGTAAGTGTAGAGATTGCACCAGTTATTATGACTTATCAAACAGATAGTAGAAGAGGAAACTATTCTAAAGGTGATGTAATCATGGAAGGTAACAACGCTAGAATTTACACAAGCATCCAACTTACTTGCTTGATGAAAATTGTAAAAGGCGAAGAAGTACCAATGATGAGTGAAAACGAGCTTAAAACTCGTGCAAATGCTATCAGAGCATATCGTATTGCTGAAGGTCAATGGTATGATGCTGAAGAATATTTAGCAAATACAAATGACGAAACAGAAGAGGAAGAACAACCTGACATCATAAATGATGAACCAGAACAACCAAAACAGCAACCTCAGAATCGTCAACCAAACAGACCTGTAAGAAGATAATAAAGGAGTTTTCACTATTTTAGATTTGAAAAATAGTTCTGAGCATCTGTCACTAGATGAACAAAGAGTGGCAACGTAACTATGCGTAAATAGTAGGGGACAGCATTAGCTGTCCTCTTTATATGTTTAATCAATAAACAAAATAATATGAAACAGTTAGTAAAAATTTTATTTCACATAGAAAATAAAAAAGAACAAGTAGACAAAGTAGTTTCAGGACTACACGAATTCTTTGGTATGTGTCACCAAGATGCATACGAAATGCTATCTAAAGAATATATTTGGATAGTAGAAAGATTTAGTCCGATAGAGTTAGAATTAGATTTTCCAGAACATTCTACTGAAAAAGATATGTACAACTGTCTTATAACAGCATTTTCAGAAATACCGTTCGAGTGCCAAATTAATGATGAAGAATTTAATTATACACCAGCTTTTAGTAAAACAAAAGATACTGTTATTGAAAATTCAGAAACAGTCAGAATAATTACTAAAGCAGGATATACTATTATACGCACAGAAGAACTTGAAAAACTAAAAAGAGCTAAAAGTGCATTAAAAGATTTACGTGGAATTAGTAAAGCACTAGAAAATAAATTTAAAACTTTATCAAATGACATTAGAACAATTTCAGAATCTTAAAATTGGCGATATAGTAGTAACTAAAGTAATTAGTTCAAAACAAAATCGCGTTAACCCTGTTACTAACATTGACAGAGGAAAACTAAAACTACACATAGGTAGAAGTGGAAAATGGCGTAGCTATTCACAATTTGAAGTATTAACTGCGGATTATGTAGTTAAATGGATCAAACGAAGAATAGATAGTAAATCATCTCCTCATTTTACTATTGAAGTTAAGAGTGATACTGAAGTAACATTTAAAGTTCATAAAAAAGTACAATTCAATCAATGAAAAAACTAACAAAGAAACAAAAAGTTAGAAGGCAAATATTATTTAATATGCCATATCTATTATTTACTTTTCTTATTAAGGAAAGAGTATTAGATAGATTTCTAGATAACACTAGTAAATATGCAATCGTTCATAGCATAAACCTATCGTGTCTTTATACAAAATTAAGAGATCCTTACGCAGCAATCGAATGTACATTCGCATGGGATTGTACAAAAGAAGGATACAATTTTTGGAGAGAACTCAACAATAAGTATAAAAGCATATGGGAAATGAACGATTCTGGCGCATTGTTATTACGATCAGATTATTGGTATACTTACTAATATTATTAGCAGTAGTAATAGCAATAGTATTTATAGCAAATAGTATTTAATCAATAAATAATTATTATGCAAAAGTTAATGTATTTTTTATTTGGGCTCATAACTGCATTATTTGCAGCTGTGATGATTATTGAACATCAAGGAATATATTTCTTTGATGAAGAAGTATACGGACTGTTATATACCGATTATTGGAATTATTGGTATTACTCTAAAGTAGTGATAATCGCACTATTTATATTCTGCGTATTATCTTTTGTATATACACTTGGTAGTGGATATAAAGATAAAGACGATGGGTACAAAGAAATCAAACCAAGCTGATTTAGCAGATATGTGGTGGGATAAATTTGAAAACTGGTATGAAACACATCCAGTAACAAGAGTATTAATTGTAATAGATGCAATATTAATAGCATTTATATACTTAGTATTAACTTAAAACATTATCAAAATGAGTGAATTTTTATTATTACATGACAACGAGTCAGAAGGAAGACCAGCTGCTGTAAGAAAAAGTATTATTTCTTTAATTATTCCATCAGAAGATTATTTAGATGGAGCAGTCATTTTCACTAAGCTTGGTGATGAAGAATGTGTAATTCTTGAAGCAGAAGAATCAGTAGCAGAGATTTATAATATGTTAAACAACTAAACAACATTTATCAAAAATGAAAAGTAAACATGTATTTTGGCTAATTATTGCAATATTAGCATTAATAGCTTTTGTCAATTGTGTAAGACCTCGTAGTCCTAAAGAAAAACAAATCCCTGAAACGGACACAATTGAACAAGTAGTAGCACCAACAGTACAAGAAGTGCTACAATGGCGTGAAAGTATGAGATTAGACAAGTATGTAGATAGTGTGTTCTTGGTTATGCCAGAACAAGTACTAACTCAAATACTTGTTACTAAAGGTACAGATTTATCAAATCATGAAATTGTTTCTATTTATATTAGTAATAAAGACTTTTATGATAAATTAATAAAGAGGAGTATGGATATACAAAAGGAATATATACCAGATAGTATGCCAAGGTCCTCATTACCACAACTTAATAGTGACTCGATTCACGAAGCCGTTAATTATTAAATTAAACAAGATTACTTCAGTCTGTGAAGATAGAAGTAATCGTTCTTACTGTGAGAATCAGTGACAAACATGTGGGGCTTATATCTAATCATTTTAGATGACAGTATTACTGCCGTCTAAAGGTAGGTGGAGGAGATTAGTATTAGTGCAGACGTTAAAATCATGTACTCCAATAAGATTAGTTTGACAGCTATATCTGCTTATGAGTTAAAACTAAGTGAGAGTCATTTTAATTAGTATTTCAATTAAGCTGTATTAGTGTAGAAGTTACACAACGATGTGAATCGTCGAGCCTGCAATATACTGCAATATATTGTATAAACTGTTACATGCCTTCTTTATTTACTGTAAGCGTACAGTAGAAAATGTGTGTTAATATATAATTAAGATTGATAAAACCATCTAGTTGCAGCTAGACGTCCTCAAAATATTGTATAATTAAAACTATTAAATATGAAAGAATGAATATTTTTAAGAAAATCAAACTAAAAATCAGTAGTTACAGAAGGCTAAAAGCCTATCATAGTAACATTAAGCGACTTGCTGAATTAGAATTATTAGATAATCCTAAACGGCAAAAAGAAGTTGCATTACGTTCACAATGTTTAATTCATGGGCACAAATGGAAAAATGAGCCTAATAACAATGAATTAAACATTCCTATTACTAAAAGAACTTACTGTAAAAGATGTGGTAAGTACTATAGTCAAGAAATTTATAAACAACTTTAAATTCATATCAAATGAAATCTTTAAACTTTGTAATTATTGGAATCCCTGCATCAATCAATCAGGAAAGTATTGTAACAGCAGTAGCTCTTATGGCTAAAAAACTTGGTTTATCAGAAGTACATACAGAAATACTTGAAACAAGTAAATTTGTAACTAGTTCTTCAAATAAACAAATGATTGAAAACATCTTGAAAGATGTTATTACTGTGTGTACAGCAGCTGGTCTAATGAATATCGCTGCAATTAATGCCAATTTTTGGAAATTGATTGAGGACGGTAAATTAACTAGACCACAAATTGAAATGATGCTGGATGAAAAAGAAGTTACAATTGAGTATCTCAACAAAAAGGGATGCGCTTATATCTTTGATCTTTTAGTACAAGCAATTAGAGTGTTATAATCATGGGAAAGACCTATAAAGAATCTCATTTTCCAGGTTCTAAGCAATCAGGAAAAGCAGCTGAATATCAGTCTAAAAAGAGAGTTAGACATTCTAAAATGCAACCGTATAAAAGGGAAAGAGCTATTGTTTAACTAAGAATTACTAATTAAGTAGTTATGATAGAATCCAATCAACACAGAAGGTTATAACGCCAGACCCCTAAAGGTGATTAATACCTACGGACTATACAACGGTCAACCTTATTTAAGGTCAGGAGAAGGAAAAGGGCTAGCTATCAAATAAGGCGTACGAATAGATAGTATAACTTTCTATTTCTTTATTATTATGTGGACAAAAGAAGAACTAGAAAAGAAAACAAAAGAAGAACTAATAAGTATTGTTATTCAAATGCAGATAGATATTCAAGAAGAAAGAGATGAAATCTATCGCAGACATTTATCAGATACTTTATGGAGTTAATTCATTCACTTAAATAAATCAATTATTAACAATTAAAATCAAAAGAATTATGAAAAATTTTATGAACTTTGTAGGAATTATGTTAGGTGCAGCAATGTTGTGTGATAAAGCAACTGATGAAGTTTACAACTTTGAAGCTGGAATGAAAGCTCAAGAAGAAAAAGACGGTAAAGTTGAAGCCGCAGCAGTTGCAGAAGCTAAGAAACAGATACAACAAGAACAGCTAGAACGTGATTCTATAGAAGTAAAACGTAGAATCAAAGAATGTGATAAAGCTGTTTCTAAAGCTGAAAGAAACGGACGTTTTGCATCAAAACATAAGAACATTATGAAGGACTTTTCTGAAGAACTGAAGAAAGCTCAAGCTGAATTTGAAGCTACTGGTGATTACAAAGCTTGGGACAAAAAGTACTCAGAACTTACAGATAAGAAAGACGAAGCTATCGCAAAAGCGAAAGAAGAAATCTTTGGTTCAAGATACGAAAATATCTATCTTTAATCAACATCCAAATTCTAAATGCTTTTATGCTAAATAGAATAAAATCTGACCCGCAAACTATATAAGTCGCATCGCGCATTAAGGAGTCGGCACAGATTGAACTGAATTGACAGTTCTATTTAATGCTTTTATGCTAATAATAGGAATACATGCCTACTGATCATGTGCTATAGTAGATCATTTCTTCACTCCGTATGCTTTATGCTCCAAGGGTAATGATTCGAGAGAATCCTGAAGAATAGTCTCATAGACGAAAAACAGTAAGTATATCAAAATACATATACATATAGTACTTATATGTCTATATTTCAATCGAGTCTCTAGCTTGCTAGATGAGCACTTGGTATAATATGTATTCTGTCAAAGACTATAAATTCTAAAGTAATAGCGGCTTTATGCTATTATATACTAGATTTAATGCTTTTATGCTCATAATCAACAGTGTATACTATTACTTTAGAATTACATATTAAGTATAGAGAGTTTGATCGCTCTCTATACTACTAAAAAGAGCATACTATACTATTATACTGACCCAACAGTATATGAAAATTCGTGTATGATGTATATCTCTCTAATTGAGGCGTTACTAACAAAGTATGAAGGCGCAGAAGTGTATAGAGCTCTTTTACAATATTGACTGTTAGGTCATTGGATGAATCGTTTGGACGAGGGTTCGACTCCCTCATGCTCCACACGCGCACTGTATACAGCGCTAGTTTCTGGCGGTATGTTCTAGCGAAAACAAAAAAACAGCGCACCAGGGGCATCATGGTTTTGACAGCGAGGATGAAAATGAATAGGTCAATAACGTCAGAAATGACAAATCTTTTGTAACAGACTACACTCGTATTGCAGCGTAATACGATTAGTCAACGGCTAAGCTAATGTCGTAAAAAGCAGGTTACGGATCGTGCAAATGGATAGACACAGGTAGATAATACTGAAAAGTGCGGGTTCGAGTCCCGCTCCGTAAACAAATATTATCAAAATTAAAAATAAAAAGTATGAGTATATTAAATTTATTAAAGGAAAAGACTGCTGATGAAAAACAGAACTTTTTAAATTCTTTAAGAAGTAAAATAGCTACTAAATTGAAAAATACAGATGATAAAAAAATATTAGACGTAATAAGTTTAGTGGAAGAATTTAGTTCGTCTTTATTTGTTACTGACTTGGTTAAACAAACTTCATGTGTTTCTAAACAAGATATAGTTTTACCTACAGAAATATTAGGTCAAGGTGTAGATCAAATACTTTTACAAAAATATGACATCATTAGAGCGAAAATAGGTCCATGTACACACTATGGAGTAATCTATAAAATAGATCCTGAACTAAATATTGCTTGGACAGTAAGTATAACTAGCGATATTACTTTAAATAATCTAATTCCTATTAAAAGAAGCAGATTATTTAAAACATTCTTTGTAGCTTATTTTCATCCTGTGTTCTTAGACAAGAACAACTACACTTTTTGTAATGTTTTTGATAATAAAGAAGAATTTGATGAAGCTATAAGAATCATTAAAAAGTATTATAAAACAAATTTTAGAGTATGAAAATAGATTATAACAAAACAGAAATTATACCTTTAGATTATAATAAAAATAATAAAGGTTTATGACTAGCAGTTAAAAAGAATAATAAATATATTCTAAGATTACTAGCTATATTTGAAACAGCTCTCATTGAACAAATCAAAGTGAGTAACAGAGATTTGTTTGATTACAATGTATTTTGTAGTTTAAAAGAAGCATTATTAGATTATGATTTTACTTTAACTAAAAAGAATTATAATCAATTAGATGCTTTAGCTTCAATAAATGAAAAGAAACATTATGAACAATACTTAAAAACATTTTGTAGATGAAAAAGACTTTAAATCAATTAAAGGCAAGTCGAAGGAACTTATCTCTTATGCTTTTAGCTGGTATGATTACTAATCTGAAACTTATTAAACATTCTGTTAGAGATACAGAAGTAGTAATAAGAATAGATACTCTATTAACAGCTATAGAAAGACTTAGATCTTCAATTAAAGAAACTACTTATGAATCGTGGTCGGCATAAAAAGAGTAAAGGAAAAGAATTCAACACTCAAGCAGAAATCTTAGATACTATACAGGAAAAACTTCGTGTATTATTGTTAATATATAAAAATCAATCGTCATATAGTACTAAGGATTTTTATGCAAAAGCGTGGATTAGTAGTAATGATGGAAGAGACTATTATGAAATAACCGCATGGTATATTAACAATATATATTATCTTAATAATTTTATAGATAGAGTTAAAATAGAACTTGATAGAGCAACTATTAAAAATAAAATCTATTTAATTAAGTTTAACTTTGGAGGTAATTCAAAAACATTTAAATATAAACATGAGTAAAAAAGGCTTAAGAGGTTTTATTAGGGATAGATTACCTAAGACTTGGGAAATTGTTCTTACAAAAGAACGCAAACTTACTGCGTTCATTGAGTATGTATATGAAGCAACTCCATCAGTAATGAAGGGAGGTAGAGGTTGGCGACGTGGTGTACATAACATTACAGTCGGATACAATAGATGCAAAATCTATGAAATGTTTCAAGCCGAAAGAAGTAAAGAAGGCTTGATATATTGGGTAGGCATCTATAATAAAATTAAAGATCTTGAACATCAAATGAATTAACATGGAAATTGTTCAATATGTTCGCTGGACTGAACCAGGAGAGCGAGAAAGACTACAAGAAGTAATGCAGCAATGCAGTGGAGAAATGGAATTTAGAAAAAAAGTAGCTTCTGAATTCAACATTAGTCCAATGGATGCAGCAGTTGTAGTAAAAAGATTCAAAAACGAATTTATCAAAATACTTAAAACAAAAGGATTATGTTAAAAGCAGGTATGTGGATCGCACAAGGTCCAGAAACTAACGTATTACTCCTTTTAAGCGGAGTAGAACCATTATTAGAAGTAGTAGGTGCAATTGATCTTAATTACTTTAAACAAAACGGTAAAGCTAAAGATCTTACTAAAGACAGTCCTGAAGTAGTAGATATTATGATGTATCCTGAAAAGTATACATTTGCATTACCATCTATTACTGAAGTAGTTGATAATGTAGGTATTGGTGATTTACAGACTCTAGAAGGCTTAGGAGAAGATTCTAGAAAAGATAAAATCATCGAAGAAGGTATTGCTTACTATAAATCAACTTTACCATTATATGGTGTAGAACAAGCTAAAGTAAGAACTAGACTGCATTTAAAGAAGAAATACAGCCTAAAAATGTCTCAAGCTAACTATGTATTTACTGTAATTTGTAAAGCACTTAACAGAGAACCATAATGAGCGATTTTAAGAGACTTATTGAAGCACTCAATGCTGAATTAGAGGAACCTTATAGGTTTACTTTAGACAAGATTATATCTTCTGCAAATTTTGATACTAAAGTATTAGGATATGCAGATAGTGTATTAGATGATTGGGCAAATATACCACCTGATTTAAAATCTAAGATAGTTACTAGTAACACTTGTCTAAGTATCAATAAGTGGATAAATAGAAGACTGTGGATGGATATTCTTAACAATCTATTAGAAGATAAAATATTAAGTCTTCAGACTAGATTAGTAAGAGTAAGGATTGCTATTAATATGTCATTGAAAATGGCATATCCTCTCAATGAAGAAGAGAAAGAAGAATGGAGAGAACATATCTCAGATGTATTCTATAAAAGATGTCTAGCAGTAAATAATTATTATTGCAAAGAAATTATAAAACTTCCCTTCTGAATTTAAGGATTGTAGTTATTAGGTTAACTACAATCCACTAAAATTTAGCTATATGACACAAGAAATAATAGATCTAGTGGAGCAAGCTAAACAAGGTTCTCAAAAAGCATTTAGTAAATTATACTATAAGTATAAAACTGATATTTGGTATACTATTATGGGTGTAGTTAAGAATACAGATGTTGCTGATGATTTAACATCAGTAGTATTTACTAAAGCTTATGAGAAATTATCTATGTATACTCAACATATCTCATTTAATATGTGGTTAAAGACTATTGCTGTTAATGCATCAATAGACTATATACGTAGAAACAAAAAAGAGCAATTAAATAACTATGTTGATGAGGATGAAAATCCAATTCAACTATCTGCTTTAGAGAGAAGTCCTGAAGAAGATTTAATTCTAAAGGAAAAACTAGATATAGTCTTACAAGCTATACCTACTCTTAAGAAGAAATATAGAGATTTGATTAATGCTCGTATAGATGGTTTATCTTATAAAGAGATAGCTAGTAAGCTTGCAATGAATGAATTAGCTGTAAAAGGTGATTTAAACAAAGCAAGACAAAAACTTAAACAGAAAACAGATTATTAACAAATACTTTCAACAATATGACTAGTTTTTGTTTACTCCTTTTAGGAGCATTAGCATCTTTTATCATTTCTAGAATGTGTAAAAGTGCTAGTTTGTACGTATTCTTAGTATGCGTACTTTTACTAGGCTTTGTTGTAGGTACTGGAGTAAAAAAGGTAGTTGCAAATACCTCAGATACTCCTTCTCAAGAGTTAGTTGTTACTATGGCTCCTAATCCCACATCTCAAGGTTCTACTGCTTTTGTAGGGACAGTAGATAACCAATCTTATGAAATGGGTCAGGAAGACGGAGGTGAGACGTTAGTAACAACTGATAGAGAAGATGTACTTACTATGCCTAACAATGCAGAGATAGAAGATGACAGTTGACTGCACTTAATTTCATAATTTGAGTGTATTAATTGTTAAGTTATTAATTTATTTAAAACATAATCAATATGGCAAAAAGAAATAAAGGTGGAAAGACTCCAAGTGCAAAAGCAGCAAGAAACTTAGAAGCGTTGAAAAAAGCTAAAGAAGCAGTAGAAGCTTCAGCTAAAGTAGAAGCAACAAAAGTAGAAGATCCTAAACCAGAAGAAAAGAAGCCTGAAGAGAAACCAGCTGAACAAAAGAAAGGTGGTGTCTATCAGACTCCAATGGGTAAATCAGCATATGAAACTCATATGTTGTGCACAAAATCACCGTATATGAGTCTACTTTCTCTTAAGATTGAGAAAGACAGTAAAGGCATTGAAAATATCAAAGCCGAGTGGAAAAACAATGAAACTAGTGAAACTACTAGTGTTCTCTTCCCAGTATCTAATGTAAAGGAAGGAGACGGAATTGACGTCAAACGGATTAAGGAAGGAATTAAGAATCCTATTCCTGCTGAAGTTCCTGAAACTAAGCCAGTTGAGGAGCCAAAGAAGGAAGATCCTAAATCTACACCTACTGAAAAGAAACCTAAACAGCAGAAGCCAAAGAAGGAAAAAATAGAAGAAGTAGAAGCTGAAGAAATTGACATCAGCAGTGCTCCAACTATTAAACCAGCAGCAGCTCCTGCGCCTAATATCGTAACTCAAAACAGTGACAGAATTGATGCAAATCACTCAGTAGATTTAATGAATGCAATTCTGAAACGCCGTGAAGAGATTAAAGACGATCGGGCAATGTATCAAGCAACAGGAAAACAGGCAGACCTTATGATGTTTGTATTAATTCAGAAATGGAACGACCAGTTCAAGAATGATGCAAAAGAACAAGGTTTTACTGTGAACGAAGAAATGTTTGCATATTTGAATGAAACAGCTTCTTTGTTCCTCGGTGTTAATTTGCTTCCTAGCAAAACATCTGATGGACAGCTTGAGATTAACTTCAAAGATGCTGTCGCAAAGACAAATCCTGAAATGCAGAAAGCTTTAGAACAAGACGCTAAAGTTCCGCAAACTCAGGAAATGCCAAAACCCGAAGAATGTGTTACCGATGAACAGAAAGTAGCAGCAATGTGTACTATTATGAACATGCGGCACAAGCAGAAATCAGGAGGTATAGGTAAGAATGTAGCAAATATGATTGAATTTGCACGGGAAGCCTATAAGCTTGATAAAAATGCAGAACCAGCACAAGTATTAGCAACTGTATTGCTTAAGATGAAAGAAGCAGGACGGAATGCTACATTGCTTGAGGGTTGTGCAAATGCTATTTGGGGTAACCTAACAGGTAATTTGTCAGTTTTAGCATCTCATGCTTGGCTTAAGAATCAATTAACAACATACAACGATGCGCAAGTTGCTAATGTTGTGAAAGTATTCTTAGCTAAGAAGATTACTGATGAAACTGCAAAAAACAATAATTACGAAGAAGAAGCAAAACGGTATTCTCAATTAATTAGTGGAACTAACGACGATCTAATCAATCGTATTATTACTTCTGCTAATAACGAAGGTAAAGATGAAGACAAACTTGTATATCCGGAAATCAAGGGTCTGAATCTTAAAGGCAAACACATTTCAGCAATAAAGACTGTAAACAATCTACGGATTGCTTATGGAGCAGAAATGAATGACAAGATGTTGAAACAAGTAATGCAGAAAGTATCTAGCTTGTACACATCAACCTCTTTGAATCCTCTTACTTTCTATATTGAGAAATCTGCGTATGCTACTAAAAAGTAACAACTAACGCATTATCAAAATGAGTAAAAAACCAACAGTTTTATTTACGCTAGCAATGCTAGCTTTCGGTGGATATGTAGGATTTGTAACTAACTATACAAATACCGCCACCGCACACGAGTATGTGATTCCGAAGTTCACAGATGTACCTCGGGCAAAAGACTTTAATATTGATATTAATTTGAACAATAACGCTATAAAATTAAATGGACAAAGCAACCCAGAACAAAATATCAATGTTGAAATCAAAAAGAAAGACAGTATCATCTATCTAACTTCTGTTGTAGAGAAGGAAGTACCTAAATACATTAAGGTAAGAGAACTGCCATCAATTAAAGAGAATAAAACCACTTGTACGGATATTCTCCAAAGACTGAAACAAAAACAATCAGAGAAGATGAATCTGAGTCGCAACTAGAACAGCCAATGCGATTATAGAGCTATAATGGTGTATATCTAGAGATATCTAAATCAAAGGATTAGAAAGTAAATGGTTAGATTGCTTTCTTAAAATTAAGATAGTACAGAATATTAGTAGGAATAGAGTATAGCTACAACTATAGGCTATTACTGAAAGTATAATAACTTATTGTGTTTATATACTATCTATAAACTGAAGAAGCAATAAGATAGAGGGAGAGCGTGTACAACCCTCTTGTTTTTGGTGAGAACCGACTGGAGACAGAAACAGAAGACGCAATTAGTAGAGAGCAGTCTACAAAATTAAACAGTACAAGGGGAACGAAATCCTCTTAAGTTACTCGCAGACTTATCATAGTTTGAATCAAGAAGGAGTAATAAACACGATGATGCCCAATAAATCGTAGTGTCCAAGACTACGTGCTGAACATTATCGAGCATATAACGCTCTAGGGTAGCTCCAAACTCCCCTTTATGGCACAGACCATATAAAAATGTCAGTATAGTGTTCTATACTTATCTAAACAGTTATATTGTAACTTAATAAGTTTAGAGATAGTATATATGAAGGTACTTAATTATAATATTATAGCACTACTTATTGAAAAAATATTGATAGATTACCTGGATTAGGCGTAAAGCCTATGCGCAATGTTATGTTAATCAGTACATAGCTAATCCTAAGCTTGTATTACTATACACTCCAGTATAGAGGGATAGAGTGACAAAGTGAGTAGTAGATTGTGTGCCTATTGGCTGAGTAGCAATGATCCAATATTAATAAATAAGGAATCCTGCAACGGACCTCTTTAGGAAATAAGGAGTATGTGAGTTCAAGTAATATTATAATAAACTCAGTTGTTATCTATCTGAGTATAAACCTAGAGTGCTTTGCAACAGGAATATAAAGATAACTAGCGGATGAAGTGCGCAATAACACTATTTCAATACTAAGCGGAAGACATAAAGCTTAGAAGTACTAAATAATTTTATCCAGAAGCATAACTGGAGTTTTATCAAATTTGCACAAGGTGAGATACTCTATCCTTAAGAGTATATGTGAAAGCGAGCATCGCCCTACTCCTAGGTTGAAGAGAAACAGACACATTAAGAGACGGACACGAAGCAGATCGGAGAAAAATCTGTGCATTGCACTAAGTAGTAGTCTTAACGGGAAGTGACAGAATGTAAATCTATTTAGGAAGTCTCTATTTATGAGAGAATTAACATGTTTAACTTAACTAATGAGGAAGTTCAATGGTAGGTTTTAGGACGAGTAGTGATAAGAAGACGAAAGTAAATCCGAGCCACCCTCGACTGTACAATATAATTGCTAACATTTGAAACATTTAAAGTATATTGCGCAACAATATATGTAAAGTGACGCTGATTCCTTACATTAAAGGATGATAGGTGGAAATCCTAAAGTTATGTGCAGAATAAGAACAAAGTCGTAAGTACACGCAGCCTTAGAATAAACTATTAGGCTATAGAGTGGGTGTTTTGAAACATAAACAGCTCAAAATAAAATTCGGTAGAAGTATTACCGATAGTGAAGTAACAGTTGTAGGTTATGAATCATATACAGTACTCCTTACTATAATAGGAAAAAGAGCACGTTATAGTTGCTGTTAGGCTCTTTAAACAATCAGAAACTAGCATAGCATTCGATTTTCAGATAATTTCAGTTATAATGTTATTTGATGGGTATAAATCTCCTACCGTTGGAGTCCCGTTGTATCTTTTTAGGTATTAACTAGCATAGCATTCGATTTTCAGATGTCGAATTACATATCTTTTCATAGTTTAGTATTGATAATTTTATGAAGAACGGCTGACTCATCTGTCTCATGAGTAAAGTCCTACGGGGAATGCCGAGTGAAGTAATAACATCACGTTCTAGTAGTAATGTTAATAATACGAAAGCTTATCTTATAGTTTTTTCAGATTACTTATCAAATCTTAGCAGAATTTCGTTATAGAGTTTTACTGTTTGAATACAAGAAGTGGTTTTTAAGTTTTTAATAAACGAATAGATATTAGACACTATTCCACTTAGATAAAAGAACTCTATAGCTTACTTTTTAAATTAACTTAGTATTAACTTACTCCGTAGGTGGAATCAACCACGGAATCAAGAAAGGAGAAATTATGGAAACAACAAAATATGAAAGCGTGTTCAAAAATCCAGAAGGTTTTACTCAGCAAGAAATTACTCAGTTGCGTACTAAAGTAATTGCATTTAGCCGTGCTTTAGTTGGTCGGCGGTTGGCAATCCCCGTAAGTGATAATTTAGATTTGAATTACAAGAAAAAAATGGCTGGTGATATGCCAGGACTTGTACTTGCAAATCCGATGAAGAAGTATATGATTGAAACTGTTGATTTGTTCAACGTAGATATCGTACGGACTGCAAATGGTAAGATTGTTATTATGTTTAATAATGACGAAAAGTTGCAGTTTGATTTACGGGCAGATGTAGATATCGTATTGAAAGCTGGTCCGAAAGATGTTCAAGATGCTATCTTGAAGTTTGAAGCAACTGGAGAACGGTCTCCGTTCTGGAATGTTAAGATGGTAACAGAAGTTGTCACTCAGTTGAATCAGAGTAATTTGACTGATCTTAACAATTTTATTGATGAATTGGCAAATCAGGGAGCTTCTCTGGAACAAATCAATAAGATTACTAAGGACGACACTACTGCTTACTACAAGAGCATCGACGAGTAATTAATCTTAAGTACATAAAGCTATGGCAACAAGTAAAAAGCCAATAGATTCATATCACTTGCAGATGTTACAGCTAATTATGTCTGATCCTCGTATTCAAAATAATTTGCTAATGGATGGGAGCAAAACAATTAAAGTTAAATATGATGGAACAGTATTAATAGGACGCCACAAATATGGTTGGGTAAATAAGTGGTTTAACTCCTATTACGTAATAGACTTTTTTAGTTTAGTACAAAGAATAGCTTTTATCATCACAGGTGTAGAAAGTAATAATTGCGATAAGTCAGGTTTGGTTGGGTTTCTGACAGAAGCAATTGATAAAGTACTTAAGAAAGATGAAAAAGAAAAAGTAATCGAATTATTATTGTATTATTGTACATTACTTGATGAAAACAGTCCATTGAAATTGACCTATGATATTACAAAAGATGACCCAGGCTTTGACAAAAATATGGGTAATAACAGCAAGCGACGCAAAATGGTTGGGGTAGCAAATGCTTGCATAGATTTTGGGTATGAAAGAATACCCGTCAGTTTACATGTTGAAGGAGATTTATAATCGAATATATACATTTGGTTGGGTTCGTATTAAGTAGAAAATAATTGAAAATCAACATAAAATCAGTAAGAGTATATACATTTGGTTGGGTTCGTATATACTCTTACTTACTTGCCTCTGATAATGTTACTAAGGTAACTAAGTGTTGGAAAGCCGAGAGAAGAAGAATCGGATGCCGTATCGAGATGTGACAGAGGCGCTAACTCTTTGATCTTGTCTGTCTTATTTCTTAATTTTATTGTTATTCATATCAGCGGTCTGTGAAGATAGCTGATATTTTAAGTTATTAGACTTTGATCGGTCTATTAACTACACAGGTAGACTTTCTAATATACTATATGTAATTAACTAATTGTCAAATTATTTAAAATCAAGTATATATGAAAGCAAATAAATTTATTGAACAGCGTGATAAACTATCAGCAGATATTACTAAGTATTGGAATATTATTTCTATTGAGAATGTAGTAAATCGTAATTATCAACGTACTTACGATTTGAAAGAACTTTATAATACAATCAAAGGTCTTATAGATGATCGAGTAATTGTTAAATTAAAGATACTATGTATCAATATGGGTATAAAGAAATTTAGTGATTTACCAGCTGATTGTAATCAATTGGATGTATTTAAACTATGTGAATTGCAAGAAATGAAAGTACATCTAAGTCGTATACGAACTTTGAATCCTGTTCTTAAATCTAAGAAAGGTAAAAAAGCTCTAAATAAGACTGAAGTTTTAACTTCAAATTGGGTTAAAGCACGAATAAAAGAAATCGATTTAGAGATTCTGAAATTAAAAGAGAAACTTACTAAGTTCAATGAAGAAACAGAATTTGATGATTCTGCTGCTCCAATGTGCTTAGCAGCTTAAAATATAATAAGGAAGCAATAGGGAGAGTACGTACGGGAAATCTTAAAACATTAACCTATTCAGCTTCCTTTAGTTTTTAACTATTAAAATCAATTGTTATGAATCAAGATACTAGAAATAAGAAAAATGCTAAATACCAGCAAAACTTACAGAAACGTTACGGATTAACTAAATCCTCAGATTATAAATCTATGTGTAGTAAAGGAATATCTTTGTCAGAAAATATTAAACCTATGACAAAGGAATTTGTAACTACTCGTCGTCATGATAAAATAGTAAGTAGAGAAGTATATACTTATAAGTGGACTCCTGAAGCGACTAATGCACGAAAGGAGTATCATGAAACTAAAAAAGGCATAGCTAGTATTCCTAAGAAACCTACACAGATAGTTGATAAAAAGGATAAAAAACAGTTATTAGAAGAACGTCCTTATTCTGGTTACCGTAAAGAATTGGTACAGAATCTATATGGTAGCAATAAAGCAGAAAGTATTGCTAAACAACAAGCTTATAAAGCAGCTCACGAAGAGAAAATTAAGAAAGTAGCTAAACAACTTGCAGAGTTCAAGATGTCTAAGAAGCTACAGTATTTAGAACAAAGACCGTATAAAGTAGTTATAGCTACTACAAACGATAAAGAGTTTAAAACAAGCTACTCTAATCTACCTATTGAACAACTTACCGAAGTAGTTACTAAACTAAATACAAAGTTATCTGATAAATATAGTAATTATGAATCTATTACAATAGTAGATAGAGCAACTTTAGAAAAGAAATGCTTTGCTAAACATTTGCCAGAGATAAAGCAAGCAGCGTAGAGCGACAGACTTTTAGCAGGATAGTCTATAAAGAATCCTGCCTCAAGGGGTGTTCAGCTAGCAGGCAAGCGCAGGGTACAGGGAGGAATATTAGAGAGACTCTAATACACTATTTATAGTGCTGCAACCAATCGGCATCATGGGTTCGATTCCCATACACTCCACTAAATTTATACGCTATGAAGATAAGAGGAAAAACAGTATACGTCTATGATATTGAAGTTTTCCCAAATGTATTTCATTGCACAGCAAAGAATACTGAATTAGGAAAGTTTCATAAGTTTGAGATATCAAGCAGAAAAAATCAATTATCAGAATTAGTTGATTTTTTTCGTGTACCAAATATTAATGCGCCATTAAAATTCGGAGATCTCTATACTACTGAAACTCAAATTGATTCAAATAAAATCTTTGCAGGATATAATAATTTACATTATGATAATCCTATTATTAACTATATAATAGATTATTATGATATACTTAAAAATAAACCATATCTAAGGATATGTGATAGTATTTCTAACTTAAGCAGAACTATAACTACATCTCAAGCAGATGACAACATAGAAGCATGGAAAAAATGGAAATATCAAGTATGGTATGATTCATTTGATATACTTACTATGTTATATTCACAGAAATTGCGTGTTGGATTGAAGGAAATGCAAGTAACTATGCAATATCCTAATGTTCTAGAATTCAATGGAGACTTTAATAAGTTTCTAGAAGAAGATAGAATAGAAGAGATGATTGAGTATAATGTGAATGACGTTAATTCTACTGAAAAATTATTAAATCTGTGTTCTGAAGATATAGAATTAAGAATAGCTATCGAAGATGAATATAAAGTAAGAGTATTAAGTAAAGATGGAGTAAACATTGGAATGAAAATTCTAACGCAGAAATATCTTGAAAAGACTGGTTTAACATGGTGGGATATTAAAGACTTGAGAAGCCCAGCAGATGTTATAGACCTAAACAAAGTAATATTGCCTTATATAGAATATAAAGATCCTATACTTCGTAATGTACTATCTGATATGAAAAAGCAGATAGTATCACCAGGTAGAAAAGGATATGAAAATAAATTCGTATTCAGAGGATTAAAATATTCTGTAGGAGTTGGTGGTATTCACTCTGAAAACAAACCTGAGATAATTATTCCTAAGGAAGATGAAATGTTAATAGATATTGATGTTGCATCTCTGTATCCCAGTATGATAATAGAGTATAAATTCTACCCAAAACATTTGGGTTCTGAATTTCTAGAAGTTTATAATCAAGTTAAAGATGAACGAATAGAAGCAAAACATAATGGTATTAAGACTAAAGATAAAACGCTTAAATTAGCATTAAACGGTCTTAGTGGTAATCTACAGAATGAACATAATTTCTGTTATAGTCCTTTCGCAGTAATGCAGATTAGAATAAATGGACAATTACTATTACTTATGTTAGCAGAAAGATTATCTGATATTGGCTGTAGAATAGTACAGGCAAATACAGATGGTTTATTTGTTCTTCTCAAGAAGAATCTGTATGAAAAATTACAAAGTATATGTAAGGAATGGGAACAACAAACGAGACTAACCCTAGAGGAAGATCGTTTTGAAGCTATGTATCAGTATGCTATTAATGATTATATAGCTGTAAAAGAAGGTTATCAAGCAATGAAGAAATTGTTTGAAACTGAACCAGAAAAAGCTCTAAATAAAAAGAAGAAACCTTATACTTCTTTAGATATGATTAAAGATGATTATATCAAAGAAAAAGGTATGTTCATTACTAAGGTATTACTTGGTAAGGGAATGTCTGCAAAGATTATTCCAGAAGCTATTAGAGATTATTTTGTTGATGGTATTCCTGTAAAAGATACTATCTACAATTGTAAAGATATTAAGAAGTTTCTTACTTACCAGAAAGTAGATAAGAAATTCTCTGTAGAATATAATGGAGAACTAGTACAAAGAATTAATAGGTTCTATGCATCTACTAATGGTCCTTATTTATATAAATGTAAAATAGTAAACAGAGATGTTGAGATACCGCAATATCTTGTATGTCTCAAAACAGGAGAAAGTATAATAACTACAGATCCAAATCAGTTTTACTATAATTCTAATGTAGAACAGATATTACCTTATAGTTCAAAGATTATAACTAAAGGTACTAGAGTAGACTATACTAATCTACTTACTGCATCTGGTGTTACTATACTAAACAAATTTGATAATAAACCTATAGAAGAAAGAAAGATCAATTATCGCTACTATTTAAAGGAAGCGTTAAAGATCATTGAAGAATTAAAACCAAGACAACTAACGTTGTTTTAACAAATATTTCCAGATTGTATCAAAAGTTAGTTCATAAAGTACTATATTATGATACTAGAATTAGATACAACATTATTAGATATTTTTGGAGAAATATCAATTAATCAGTTAGTATTTTTAACTCTTGTGTTGAATGATAATCAAAGTAATAATCAAGACGTTCACAAGTTTCTCAGCCGAATAAGTGAAAACGACATACAAGAGTTAATCGACAATGACCTTATCTCCTTTACTACTTCAGGAGATAATAAAATTTATAGTCCTACAGAAAAACTATTATCAAGTGTAAAACAAGATAAGACATGGTTTGATGAGTTCTATGAAGTATTTCCAGTGTATGTTTTAAGACCAGATGGTACTAAAGGTTTTTTACGATCTAATATAAATAAGTGTCGTAAAGAATATAATCGTATCGTAGGTAAATCTAGAGCAATGCATGAACACCTTCTTCAATGTCTTCAATATGAAATTGAAAACAAAATGATAACCGGTAAGATAGGTTATATGAAGACGATGTGGAAATGGCTCACTCAACATGAGTGGGAGGTTATTGAAGAGCAAATGAGTTATGAATCTGAAACACCTGTAAGTTATGGAGAATACGGAACAGAATGCCGTTAAAATACTACCTTTTGAGTCAATATCTCAGGTAGCAAATAAATCTATAAACTACATTAAAGCTAGAAAAAATCATAGTATAGTATCATTAAAAACCAGATGGGATAAGTTCAATAAAGCCACTGGTGGAATTGAACCAAATATGATATTTACTATAGCTGGTATATCAGGTAGTGGTAAGAGCTCAGTTGCAAATATGTTAGTAATGGATTTGATTGATCTTAATCCTAATCAGGATATCGTAGTATTATACTTTAGTTTAGAAATGGTAGACTACAGAAATGTTGGTCGTGTAATAAGTAATAAAACTAAGAAAACTGTATCTGAATTGTATAGTTCAGTAGAAACACTTAGTGATGAAGACTTGTTAAAAGCTGAATCGGCAGCTGAAACCATTAAGAAATACAATATATACTTTGTTGATAAAGTATGTAATGTAGAAGAAATAGGTAATACTATAGATTACTTTCATAATACTGTAGCTAACGGTCGTTGGCTAATAGTAGTATTAGACCACGTTCTTCTAGTAAATGGAGAAGGTGGAGAAAGAAGTACAATAGTCGATTTACAGAAAATGTTTATACAGAAGAAGAAACTTTCTAATACTAGTATAATACAGCTTTCACAGATGAATCGTAATATTGAAAGTCCTGATAGAATTAATAATCCAAGTACTCACTTCCCAATGAGAAGTGATTTATCAGCATCTGATGCAATATTTCAAGCTAGTGATTTTGTTATTGCAGTTCATCGCCCGGAGATATTAAACCTCTCCATATATGGCATCAAACGTCTACCTGTAAGAAATAAGGTTTATATGCATTTCTTAAAAGTAAGAGATGGTGAACCATGTATATTAGAATTTGAAAACGAACTTCAATATGGCAATCTAATTGAAACAAATACTGCAAGTGCTGAAGAACAAAAAGTAGTATTTAAACAAATTAAAAAAGGCTGATTATGAAAGGTTTTACAATTAAACTTCCGAAACAAAATATTGACCCTCAGGGTTCTTTGAAAAATCGTATATTAAACGAAGTTAAAAACCGCTTACCGTTTGCTAAATGGTATGGAATTCACACTCCGGAAGATCCGGAATATAGTGTATCATATGCAGGTCCTGAAGACTTGCTATGTTTTGGATGCAACCGAAATGCACATTTCTCTGCATTCAATAAAAAATATTATCGACCGACATGTTCATATGATAATTCACTTACATGTCCGTTCGCAAATCGAGCATTTAAGTTGCGTCAATATGATGCTATTTCAGAATTTGATTTAGCATTGAAACGACTAGCAGAATATGCTAAGATCATGGAAGACTATGAAGAAGATCGTGGTTACGATTTTACTTACATGGGTCAACCTGTACGTATTTACCAGAAGTTTATTCAGATTGGTTATACAATCATCCCTATTGATAATCCTAGTCTATTTTTGAATAACTATCGTAAAGCAGATAAAAATAATATAGTAAATGTTATTATTAATATTAGTAACAGTACTACTGTTAACAATATTCTCAACAATGAATAACGAATAACTTTACATTGTGTAAAATTTCAGTTTTTGTCAGATAATTTCAGAATCTCACAGGTAAAGCATTAACCTATTTTAATATGTTAATACTACCAAAAAAGAAAAACAAACCAAAGGTTAACAATCCAAGATTCTTAATCTTGTTTGGTCGACCTAAATCAGGTAAAACTACTTTATTATCAAAGCTTGATAACTGTCTTATTATAGACTTAGAGGGAGGTTCAGAATTTCTAGAAGCTCTCTCTATTCAAGCTCGTACTATTGAAGACTTAGGTAATATATCTAGAGCAATTGGTGAAGAAGCAGCTAAAACTGGTAACAAACCTTACAAATATATTGCTATAGATAATGCTACTAGATTAGAAGAAATGTGTCTAGGTTATGCTAAGGTATTATATCGTCAAACTCCAATGGGTAAATCCTATAATGGAGATGATATACGTACATTACCAAATGGTAGTGGATATATGTATCTTCGCATGGCAGTTAGAAAAGTAATAGATATGTTTCGTAATCTATGTGATAATTTTATTCTTATTGGTCATACTAAAGAAAAAATGATTAATAAAGAAGGAGAAGAATTATCAGAAATGGCACTAGATTTAGTAGGAAAACTAGGTGATATAGTATGTGGCGAAGCAGATGCTGTTGGTTATGTCTATCGTAAAAAGAACGAAACTATTATATCTTTTGAAGGTGGAGATAATTCAGTAAGAGAAGCTAGAGCTCCTCACTTACGAGGTAAGAAGATAGTTATCGCAGAAAGCGATGAAAATAATGATATTAAAGTTCACTGGGATAAAATTTATTTAGACGAGTGTGCAGCCTGATTTAAAAACTTAAAAATATTGAAATTATGACATATAGTAAAGAACGTGCAGCAAGTATTAGCAAAAGTGATATTAAGTATATTCCCGCTGGTATTATTGAAAATGTAGTATTGAAGAGTGTAAAAACAGAGGTTTCTCCTAATGGTAATCAATTCTTAGAAATTGTTTTTGAGAAAGATGGAGCAACATTAACTCATACAGAGTGGAAACCTACACTTGGTGGGTTTGTAACTACAGAAGAACAACTCCAGACAAAAATGGATAAGCAGTATTCTCGTATGTTGCAGATACTTAACTGTTACTATAAAGATGAAGAGCTTGACTTTAATGGTGAAAGCTTTGAACAGTTTGCTCAGTGGATTACTGATATGCTGAACAAAGTAGATAAGAGTAAAAAACTTAGAGCGAAAATAGTATATAATGATAAAGGATATACTACTTTACCTAATTATGCTAAGTATACTTTTATTGAACCTATGGAATTGCCAGAAGGTAAATCATCTTCTATTACTATGCTAAATATTGACCAATTTACAAAGCCTGTTGTAGCTGATAAAGAAGTAAAAAACGATAATCCGTTTAGTACAACTTCATCTACTACTAATACACAGGCTTTAAGCGAATCTAATAACGATTTGCCGTTTTAAGAAAGTTATAATTAATTAATAACAAGTGGTAGTCTACTATTTTAAGACTACCACTATTTTTATAGCCTGATAGGAAATATTGTAGTTCGATTCTACACAGGCTAACAAACTAAAACAGATTGCATATGTATAGTAGAAAGCGAGCAAAACTCCCAGATAACATTACTCTAGATTGGATACTTTCTAAAGTAACAGAATATGATATATATGCAAAATATATAGGTCAATTTAAAGTAGGTATGATATACAATAGTCCATTTAGGAAGGATAAAAATCCATCCTTTGGTATTTACTATAGTAAACGTACTAAACAACTACTTTTTAAAGATCATGGAACAGGTGAATGTGGTAATGTAATTAAATTTGTATCATTATTTACTGGTAAAACAGAATATAATGATATACTATCAGATATAGTAGATAAGTTAAACATTACTAATAACACTAAACTCGTTAGCTCTAAGCAATATATACCGCCAACTGAAACAGTAATTGGTGTAGTACGTCAGGAATTTACTGATGTAGATATCAATTACTGGAAACAGTTCAATATTTCTATAAATACTCTAAAGAAATTCAATGTAAATAGTATTAAATATTATTTATGTAATGGCATAGTAAAGGGTACTTATAAACGAGAAAATCCAATGTATGCATATAAGGTCTATAATAACTTTAAGATATATAGACCACTAGCAGATAAATATACTAAGTGGAGAAACAATCTTACAGACTATGATATCCAAGGCTATGAGCAGTTGCCTCAAAAAGGTGATATACTATTTATCACAAAGTCCATGAAAGATGTTATGTGTTTGCATGAAATGGGTATACCAGCAGTTTCTCCATCTTCAGAGAGTACATTTCTACCTAAAGATGTATTAGAAAATCTTAAAAAAAGATTTAAAAATATTATACTTTTATTTGATAGAGATTCCAGTGGATGTAAAAACTCTATCAAAATATACAACCAACATAAAATAAAACCGTTATTTGTTAATAAAAAATTTAATTCAAAAGATATATCAGATGCTGTTAAAAATAACGGATTTGATACAATAAAAAAATGGATATTAAAAGAAATTAACAATGAACGAAATAGATGAAATATGGAAACCAATAATAGGATATGAATCAAGATACGTTATTTCTAATAAAGGAGAAGTAAAATCTTTAAAAAGAAATAAAATATTAAAAAAAGAATTACGTAGAAATTATTGGAGTATCCAATTATATGATGGTACTAAATTTAAACATTTTTCTATACATAGATTGGTAGGAATACATTTTATTAAAAACCCTAACAATTTACCTTTTATAAATCACATTGATGAAAATAAATTAAACAATAATGCTAACAATTTAGAATGGTGTACTGCTAGTTATAATACTAATTATGGCACTTGTATACAAAGAGCTGTAGAAAAAAAATCTATTCCTGTTATGCAATTAGACAAAAACAAAAATCTAATTAATATATTTTCATCAATATCAGAGGCTGAAAGTAAAACAAACATATATAATCCAAATATTGTTAAATGTTGTAAGGGAGAACGAAAAACAGCAGGTGGTTATATTTGGAAATATGCCAATAAAAATTAACTGTATGAAACTATTAAAAACTATAGGTAGAGTAATAGCATTACCTTTTGATTTAGCTCTAATACTTGCAAGATTATTACTAATTCCAATTAAATTAGTAAGTGTATTATTGCATGGAGAATTTATTGAATGGAATAAAAAACGTAAGTTTATAGGAAATTCAATTAAAGAAATGTTTAAAGCTTTCAAATATAATAAAGACTATTCTTTCTTATATTCAGTAGGATTTACGGATGAAAATGGTAATTTCTCTGAAAGAATTGAAACGTTTAAAGTAACTAGTGATAGTATGCAACATTATATTAATTATGCTAAAACAAGTCTTAAACAAGAAAGTGCGTAATGCTACTAAACAAGAAATAGATGGAATAGTATTTCGATCTAAGTTAGAAGCTTATACATATTAGAAACTAAAGGAAGCAGGTATATCAGCTGAATACGAACAGCATAGATATACTTTACTTCCTAAGTTTATATATAATAACTCTACAGTTAGAGCTATTACTTATTTACCAGACTTTGTAGGAAATAGTTTTGTTATAGAATGTAAAGGATTTGCTACAGATTCTTGGGCAAATAGAGAAAAACTATTCAAGTATTATTTAAGCTTGAATGAACCAGATACTAAATTTTATTTAGTAAAGAATAAAAAACAAGTTGATGAATTAATCAACAAATTAAAATCTTAAATTTTCAGATTATGACAAAGAATGAATTTATTAAAATAGGAGAACAGATAATTGCAAAACCTAAAGGTGCTGATTATGATTTGATACCTGGTAAAGTATATGATCTGAGTTGGAATAGATGGGAAGATTCACCTATATTCAAGGAAAATGGTGAATTAAATCTACCAAAGAAAGTCTATTCTACTAAAACAGATGATATATTTAAGAAGCGTATTATAACCTATTTTAATAAAGCAAATACAAATACTACTGGTGTAATGCTAGCTGGTACTAAAGGTACAGGTAAGACTGTAATGGCAAAAATATTAGCTAAGGAATCAGGTTTACCTATTATTGTAGTTAATCCTGATTATCCAGAAGGTAAACTTATTAAGTTTTTTAAGTCCTTTACTACTCCAGTATGTGTTTTGTTTGATGAAGTTGAAAAGAACTTCAAAACTGAGTATATGCTAGATTTCTTAGATGGAGTTGAAAAGACTGCACAGAAACTAGTAATTATGACTTGTAATGATTTAAACAAAGTTAGTCAGTATATGCAAGATCGCTGTTCACGTATTCGTTATTTACGTCGATATTCTCCTGATGAAAATGCTGCATTCTTACCGATGTTAGCTGATGATTTTGGTATTAAGAATAAAGAAGAAGTAGTAAAATTCTGTAAAGAGAATATTAAACTACTTTCTATGGATAATATTGTTTCTTTCATGAGTGAAGTCAAAATGCTAGAAGATGAAGATATTAGTCTTCAGGAAATCATAAACATTATGAATATCTCTACTGAAAATATACCAACTAAAGTTAGTGATACTGTAGAATATGACAATGAGTATGATAATGAAGATAATGAAAATAGTGATGACGATTACGAATGTTGTTGTGCAGCATGAAAACAAATAAGGCTAGATATATTCTAGCCTTTTAACTTATATAAACATGAAAATATGCGGTATAAGTGATATACATGGTAATCTTATTGAGAATATACCTGAGTGTGATGTACTATGTATATGCGGTGACATAATGCCTTTATCTGTACAAAGAAATATCGAACAGTCTAGGCATTGGTTTTATAATAGATTTACTAGTTGGGTCAAAAGACAACCTTGTAAAAAGGTTATTTTAGTACCAGGTAATCATGATTTTATAATTGAAGATGCATATAATAGAAAATATCTTAATGAATTAAAACAAGATATTTATGTAAGAACAGATGATAAGTTAATAATACTTATAGATGAATTATATACATACGAAGATATTAAATTCTATGGTACACCTTGGATTAAGCCAATTGAATTTCAAGAGGACAGATGGGCATTTAGTAAATTTGATACTTATGAAGATATACCACAGTGTGATATACTATTAACACATGATAATCCATTTTGTAATGAAGCTCTAGATGTTTTCTCCTTTGGAAAGAGTAAATATCATTTATATGGGCATTGGCATGATGGATCTAGTGACGTAAATTCTGGAAGATACAATTGTTCTAGATTGAATAGTTGTTATAGTTTTAAAAAGAATTATGAATTTGTAGTATTAGATATTATGACGGAAAAAGAAAAGAAACAAGTAGAACAAGCATTCTTAGATAAACTTATTAGTCAAGCATACAATAATAATGTAGCAGATTGGCTTAAGACATTTAAAGAAGTTGAACTACAACAAGATAAAGAAGATGAATTAGTTTGGGATACTTCAGCAGAAGTTCCTGAGTCAGCTGTAATTAGCGACATGGAGGATTAAGTATGAACAAGATGGTAATTGATACTCCTTACTATGAGGATATGTCTCGTTACTCTAATAGTGATATTGGATATTTTCTTAAAAATGGACCAAAAGGTCTAAAAGATTACAAAGAAGGTAAAGTAGCAAAATTAGATTATAATTTCCTTGAAAAAGGAACTATGATTCATGAATATTTACTTCAACCAGAAGAATTCTGGAAAGATTATATTATTCTTGATTTTGCAACACCTAAAGTAAAACAGCAAAAGGATTTATTAGATGAGTATCATAGACTTATGCAAGTAAATCCATTAGAATCTCAAGATAAGCTTAAACTATCTGCTTATAAAAAAGCTTATAGTAATAAGAAATCTGATGAGAAATGTATTGAAGAAGCTGAAGGTCTTATTATGATTTATCAAGATTACTTAGAATATTTAAGTAAAGTAGATGAAAATAAGAAGATAATTAGCTTTGCTGATTTACAAATGCTTAAGAAGATTAAAGAGAATATTCAGAATCATAAGAAAGCAAACGAACTGTTGTTTAATTTACCATCGACTTTTGAAACTCACAATGAGTTCCATATTAATTGGGAAGTAGAAAAATTTCATAATATCAAATGTAAATCTCTATTAGACAGAGTATGCTTTGATCATGTTAACAAGAAGATAATTCTTATTGACTTAAAGACTACTGTAAATGTATATAATTTTAAACATTCAGTAGAAGAATACGATTATTATAGGCAAATTGCTTATTATGGATTAGCAATTCAATGGTATATGCAAGAGGTATTAAATCTTAATTCTGAAGAATATGATTTTGAAGCATATATTATTGCTATCGGTAAGGACGCTAATAATGAAATTAGAGTATTCAATATGAAAAATGATACTACTCTCAATGAAAAGATCGCTTCAATATCAGAAGCTCTCCGAAGAATCTCAGAACATATCAGTACAGATCAATGGGACCATACACTTGAGTACTACGAAGGTGATGGAACAGAAGAACTGTAATGATAATTGGAAATAGAACATTAACTACACGTTATATACTCCCTTTTCTATTTGATTCTAATAAACTGTTTAATGATAAATATAAGTTTGTAAATGCTTATATTTCTGATATTAACAGACCTCATTTAGATAGTCACATATTTGTTTTATTTGAATATAATACTAACACATACAGTAGTGTTAATAATTACATGAAAGAAAACAAATATCTATATGATAGTAAACTCATTTCTATTAATAATAAATTATATCAAGAGTATATATTTGTAATTCCAAATGAATATAAGAACGTTATTCAAACTATTAAAGATGGTTTCTATAATGATATATCTTATGAATACAAAGAGAAGATTATTCTCTTTTGGAAAAATATGTGCTTAAGCTATTTAAAAGGACTATTAGAAACAAAACATGATATTACAGAGTACAAAAGTTTAGAAGAAAGGGGAGAAATAGTAGGTGAAGAAGATCCACCTGCAAATGAAGTAAACTTTTGGACAAGAAATATTTTTGCTTATTAGTTAATTTATGGGTATAAAAAAGCCGTAGAATCTGTGAAGACCTACGGCTTTATTTTTTTAATCATTACTATTAGTTGTCTTATCTAATTGACTATCTAAGTATTCCCATTTAGTTCTAATATCTTTTGATTCCCATATTCCTCTTAAACCAGGAATAGATTTTATTAATGTTCTCTACCATGTAGTCATTTCTTTATATGGACCTTTTTTAATTTCTTCATCATCCCAATTATTCTCAATAGAGAATGGATCTAATAGTTTTACAAGATTACTAACATTTTCTATAGGTGCTATTGCAGCAGAAGGAGATTTAATTTGATTAAAGAAATCCATAGGATTGTATTCAGCTCTTTCTTCAAAACTCATTCCTGCTACTCCGTAACCAATTAACTGTAATAAGTATTCATCTTCATCATTATCTGCCATTGGCTTTAACCAGATAGCTGATAATATAGAATACATCATTACTAGGGCTATCTAGATTGCTGTTCTTCTAAAATTATACGATTCGATATTATCAATGCCTTTTCTATGTTTCTTTCTATTTTCTTTATCTTTACTATATTTTATACTATTATATATATTATATGTAAATTTATACAGGACACTAAATGTAGATTTATATTTAGCTTCTACATAATCTTCTACATATGGGTTATACTATCTTGTAGTTAAAAAGTTATCTTCAAGATTGTTAATAAAGAAAGAACGATGCATAAAAACAGCTGCTCCAAAAGCGTTAGTCATCATCTTAGTCTTATCCTCTGTAGATAACACGCCGTCGATACGATTAGTTAAGAATTTAGCTATATTTTTAACAGAATTCTACAAATTCTAATCATTAATTAAATCAGAGTATTTATTGTACTTACTTTTTATAGACAGTTTACCATCTTTTACTTCATAAACATCTAACAAAGTAAATGTGTTGATTCTATCAAATTCTTTACTGCCTTTCTTATAATCATTAGGGTAATACTAACGTATATACTGTCTTCTAGATGATATACTATTCATTTGAGGAATATATTTATAGTCAGCATATACAGCATTTACTACAGGAGCTTTAACTATATAATCTACAGCGCTCCATCCACCCCATATTAAGTATTTTCTAATTACTCTAAAAGCACGATTGTACTATAAGTATTCTACTTTAGAACTTACATCTCTTGCAATTTCATTATGTTCTAGTATAGCTAGACTAAGGTTATTGTGTTTAGCATCTCCTAAATGATATAACATATTAGGTATATTAAAAGTGTTAGTAGCTAAAGACTTAAAATATTCTTTACTACTAAAATACCTACCAGCTAAAGCTTCCACTACTGATTTATGAATACCCTAAAATAATGCTTTAGTAATAGCAGGAAAGTTATTACCTAAGTTAGAAGCAGTAGCATAAGCTCTAATATTATCTAATATTTTAGTAACGGATATATTATACCCTAGCACATTTACTGCAATAGGTCTTTTATACTAACCATATAAATTCATATCTAGAAAATCCTAGTATCTTTTATATAAATTACTCTTATCTCCAGTAATATCTTGTTTAGATCTAGTAGTAAAATTAAACTTAGTAAAATCTCTTTTAGCTATTTCATTCTTTATCAGTTCAAAATCAGCTTGTTTCTCATTCTTTAGACGATAATTCTCAGCCATCCTAGAATATTCAACTAACATGCCTACTAAATTTCTAGAAATATGTTCAGGATCATCTAATGCTTTTACATAATGTGTAGGGACAAACTATAATTGAGATCCATCTGGTTTCTAAGTAAAGTTATCCAGACTATATTCAGCATCATCCTACTTAGCTATAATATTATCTAAAGCAAAAGATTTTATACCTTTAGCAAATTTATTACCTCTAGTAGTAAAATCAACTATATCACCAGTAATCTGTGGTAATTTATAGCTTTCACGCTTTTTTAAAAAGCTAATTTTATTATTAGCCTCATCCATAGTACTTACTATCAGATCGTATATTTCTTTTTTCTATTTAGTGTTTGTAGCTTCTTTGAAAGCTTTTGTGTTATCGTATAAAGATTTTTTAGGCTGATAATATTCTGGATCCTCAAAGTTATAATTCTAGTTAACCAATTCTGAATTTTTGTCTAATTCCTAATTCATTCTACTTAATCTCATTTCTATATACTGAGTATCTTTTGGAACTAACATCTTATAGTAAGATACAGGGCTAGGTTTACCATTTATCCAGGTATGAGACTTTTCAACCCATTCGTCATACTCTTTTGTACCTAAACTTTTATACTTCTTTTTATCTGCATAATATTCAGGTGTTTCTACTATTTTAGCTATCTTAGAAAACTCAGAACTGCTTCCTTTATGTTTACTATATAACGCATTTAACTCTATATCTATCTCTAACAATCTAGCTTTCACTTCTTCCTATAGTTTATAAGCATCTGTTAGAGGCTGATTATTATTTCTACCTAGACTTAATAATTTTCTTCTTTCTTCTGTTAAATCATCATACTTTTGCTAATCTTCTCCCATATTAGCTCTTTCTAGACTCTAAAGTAGATTAGTAAATTCTTCAGTATATTGATAACTAATATTACGCTACATCCACTTGTTAAATAAATCTTCAGATAATTCTTGTTTCTTTTGATCTATTATATTCTATATTTCTTCTTGAGAATACTTAGTTGATTTAATCTTGCCTTGACCAATAGTTTCATAAAACTTCTGCAAGTCTTCTGATATTTCCTTATCTTCTCCAGTCTTAAGTTCTCCATTTTGATAATAATCATTAGCTAAGTTTCTTTTTACTGAGTAAAGACTATCTAACTATAACCATTGTTTATTTGTAAGACGTTCTAAATGTGGTCCAGTTTCGTCAGTAACGTCTTCGATCAAAGTGTTTATTTCAGTGTTAATCTACTTTAGACGCAATCTAGTATTTGGATGCAATTCGTTATACGCTCTATAATACTCTGGTTTAAATTTACGTTCACAATGCTACTCTAACCACTCTTCTTTTTCTTTGAGATAGTTATAATAGTCTTCTAATTCTAAAGCTGCGTAGTTATTATCTACGACTCCATACTTTGAATCCAGATTTGATAAGAATTTCTTCATATCCTATCTAAATTGTCCATAATTTCTATCTCTAACTAAGTATCCGGTGGTATTACCGTTATTATCTTTTTCAAAGTAAAGTAAGCAATCTTTTCTATCAATTTTATTGAACTCTCTTATTAATGTTTGAGCTTTATCGTTAGCAAATCTACCTACTTCATTATTAATATCTGTCATAAGTCTATGAGCCAATCTAATAGCTAAATCATCTACAGACTTAGTACTCTGTAATATTACACGTAAGTAATTAATATCAGAGTTAGAATTATTAATTCTATCGTTAATATAAGATTCTACATCTTCACTAGGTACTTTATATGCTTCTGAGTACTGCTTAATCAAAGCTTCTACTTTACTCTCTAAGATACTATCATACTTACCAGATATCTCTAAGTAAGCTCTATAAATTAGGTTTAATCTAGTATTTAACTAATTGTGTGTATCTTTATCTAGATCGTTGAAGTATCCTTGTAGATTTAATCTCTTGTTGATTTCATTAATCATAGGACCATAGAAATCTAAAAAATCATTCTAGAACTATAATAGACGTTCATTACTGATTAAATCAGGATTCATATATGCATTTCTAATACGCTTTACTACTGGTTTAAATGCTACTGAAGATTCTTTAATAAAGTCAATTAATACTTGTACATCTTCACCTTTCTAAAGCATATCGTGATACATATCAATCTGCTGCTGTAGTTTAGCCAATTGCAATGGTGGATAGTTTTGAGTTCTTAAAGATCTATAACGACCATTTAAACCACTCATAATCTTATCTAGTATCTTTTTGCTATCTTTAGATAATTTATTCAGTTCTGGATCACTATCTTCCATATAGAATATACCATCTCCAAGTCTATTTATATCTGGATTACTATTTCTATCTTCAATAATATCTGATATTTCATTGATAAGTTTTACAGAAGTATATCCTTCTATTTTATTAACTAATTTATTCAATCCTAATGCTTTAACTATATTGGATAGGAATTTACGCCATATGGGCATATCATGTTTACCTACTAAATCTCTAAAAGCAGTATTAGACATTATTTCAGATATGAACTCCTTAGGAGATTTTAATCCGTAATAAAGTCCTTTACGAGGATACTCTTTCTAAGGGAATTTATTAATAAGCTTATTGTAAATACTATCTACATTAGATCTAAAAGTACTGTTATTATCATATTCTGATACAGTATAAGCATGAATTAACTCATGATTGAAATGCTTAGTAATATCTTCTGGAGATTCTCTATTAAAAGTTTTATCTAATACTTCTATTGTATTTGTATTAGCATTGTAAGACATAGCTCCACCTAGTTCACTTACTAATCTTACTTTTATATTATTCAGAAAATCAGATGAGAACTACTACGCTAAATCTTTTGAAAATTGATCTTGATAATACAACTTACTATTAATCATATTAGACACAGTATCATTAGCATTTGTTTCAGTAAACTGTTGAGGAAACATAGCAGCTTTCATATCAGTACGCTATTCTATTTCCTAAGGTACATAATGCTAAATCATAGCTTTAATAGCTAACTCTCTATTACCATTAAACTATTTTAGGTACTATAGAAATACAGTAGACTAAGCTCCATCAGGAGCCTAGTCAATTGCATAACCATTATTTTCAGATACTATATAATATGCAGCATCTTCGCTGCCTAGCACAGTAGTTAATTCATCTACTGCTGCTTTAACTTCTTTATTTTTTAAATTCAAACACTGCATAATTATTATCCGTTACATTCATTCTTTCTTTGTTTGCCTAACTGAGTTAGTTTAGATATAGTTTCTTGTTGTTTAGATTCGTTTCTAAGTTCTTCTCTAATTTCCATAAGTAATCTACTAAATCTGCCATTATCTTGTTCTTCACCTTTTGCATTTTTATGAGTGATAACTGCATCACCTGTTGCCAACAATTTATTTAGAGCCTTAGAATTCTATTTAAACGATTCTTCTATAGCCTCTTTCAATATTCTATCAGAATCTTTATCCCACTTGGCTTTATCTAAATTAACTACACTTCTACCCATTCTACGTGCCTCTGAACCAGTAGCAGTAGTAAACTTCTTCATATCGTTTGATAATGGTTGTTCTTTATTGGTATACCACAATTTCTATGCCTAGAAAGCTCCCTCTACAGTATCATATTTCATACCGTAAAATTCAAAAGGTCTGTGTGCAAAATTACTTAAATCAGTATTCTCATTAGTACCAGCATATATATTAATAGTGGGTTGGTCACTCTATAATGTAGGAGTACCTAATTTATTATTAGTAACAATATATACATTTTCTCTAGCTCTAGATACAGCTACATACTTAAGCTATTGTTGAGTATCAGTATCAAATTTAGCACCAGTAATAGTATCATAATATATCATAACTTTGTCATATGTACCACCCTATGACTTATGAATAGTGTGTGCATACCCATAGTCTATAGACTTCCTAATCTTAAGTCTACCATTTTCCTAGTAATCTTTCATAATTATAGTATTCAACTTAATATCAGATAAAGCCTTTTGAGCAATGCGTACAGTATCAAAATCTCTAGACATAAATGCTTTAGATATCATCTTATTGATACTTTCTATTTCATTAGCTATAGCTTTTAAATTCTAAGTACTAGTATTATTATCTAACACAAATACCTTATCTGATACTGTTTCATTATCCATAGCATTAACTAATGTAACTTCGTATCCTTCTACTTCTGCTATTACACTACCATTAATAACCGATATAATCTATTTACTTATCTTATTGCTAACACTAGCTACTTTATAGTCTATGCTATTACGTATTATTTCAGCTTGTGCTTCTCCGTCATTCATAGTAACATTATCATATCCCATAAGTAAATCACCTACTTCAATTTGATTAGGATTATCTCCATACAATTGTTTTCTAATCATATCGTTTACTGTAGGTATCATAGCGTTCGTAGCACTAAGTATTCTAAAATTAAAAGGATTAGCTTTATATTCAGTAGAACTAACTATATCTTTGATAATCTAGTTTGGTTGTTCACCATCATGCATATACTCAACTCCAAATCCATTTACTAGTTTAGTAGTAAAGGATAATGATTTACCATTTCGTAGATTAGTAGCTTCTTCTAGAATAGGATTATCACCAGTTCTTTCTACTTTAGTAAGTTCTACATTAGTAGCTTTATTCTAGAATACAGGAGATATTGCGTTATCTGATACTGGTGATAATTGAGCAGGGTCTCCTATGTATATTACTTGAATATTATTTTCTTTTTTGAAATCTTCAACAAAGTTATACAAACCTTTACTAACCATTGAAGCTTCATCAATTATAAGTAATTGACCAGGTTTAATTTTAGGTTTACGTATTTGTTCTGTTTTTAATTTCTTAAGATCATAATTGCCACTATCTAAATCAACGATAGGAGATAAGCCAAATGCAGAATGTAAAGTAATAACCTAAGATTCTGGATTATTCATTTTAGTAACCGCATTAGCTCTGTGAGTAGGTGCACTGAATAGTGGCTCTATTCCTATACTGTTTAAATATTTATTGAATATACTAATAATACTAGTTTTACCAGTACCAGCGTATCCAGATAATGTCACGCTATTATCATACTTATTAGGATTGTTAATAAAATCTTCTAATACTAATAACGCATGTTCTTGTTGTTGATTTAATTTAAACGGAGTATTTACAACCTTACCGTTTCTAAATGTAATATGATCTCCAATAATATTAACAGTAGAAGGTTTATATTCAACAGTTTCTAAGGCAATAGAAGTGGGAGCAGTAGATGCATGATTCCTAGTTGGCGCACTCTGTAATTCTTCTATACTAGTGTTCAATGCCACTGTAACAGGTTTATAATCACGTACTAATTCTATATTGTTGATAATATTAATCCACTTAGATCTATTCATTTTGTTACCTAAGTTAATGATATTTTTGATATCATCAACGCTAAATGCTGATTTAGCATCTAACGCTCCATCAATATTATTAAACTCAAACATAGAATTAGAATAATTATCATATTCTTTTACAACTCTACCTTCTTGATTTAAGCCTTTCTTATTAGTTATTACATATACAGGTCGTTCTTGATCTTTATCGTCAAATACATTTCCAACATATTTATATAAAATAGTGTTAGCTGGATTGTTATCGTATGCTAATTTTACCTTTACATATGGAGTATACACATTCTGTTTAGACTCATTTCTACCAACTGGTCTATAATTAGGTATCATCATTACTGGATACTTACTTCCACTATGATTCTTATTTTCACTGAACAACACAGGGAATTGTAATTGATCTTCTACTTTATCTGTTTCAGAACTAAATACCTTTTTATATAATTGAACAGGTTTAACAATTTTATTATTTGTCCAGTTATTTAAGAAGAAGTTATCAAAATCTAAATCAGTGACATTAAATCTTTCTGTAATACTTCTCATATAATTTGCGTAGCCAGTACTTTGTATAGCACTTATTGGTAATAGGTTAAATATACCATTCTTAGTAAAGTTACCAGCAGTAGTAGCTAATTGATATCTTATTAAATCTTGAGCAAATTGCTTTATTTCAGGATAATCTGATTCTAATAATTCTTCCCAATATTGATTAAGATTCTGCTTCAAATACTTATCGTCATCTGATATTCTATTCTTTATAATAATATCTGGAGCATTATATTTATCAGTACTCATTTTAGTTAAAGTACCAAGGTAGTTAAGTAATTGATTACCTATTTTACCATCCTATGTAAGCATTTCTGGATACTTACCTGCTAATATATCCGCTTTGATTTTTGATAACCTCTTAGCCATAGTATCTGTACCATAAAACATATCATACAAATCTATACCTTCTTGATTTAAGAAAGAATATCTTAGTGACCCTTCCAGTTCATTAGAGATAGTTTTGTTTAGAGATTCATCATTGGTATCTATTCTATTTATCATAGTGAGTACTTGACTTATAGCAGATTTAAAATCTCTCTTCCCTCTAATCATTATATTACTAAACATATCAGAAGGACCAACAATACCATTGTTAATCTTGGTCATTAAGAATGTACTATTCAAATAGTTTAGTATATCATCTTTGTTAAACAAAGTAGAATTAGCAATTAAGCTTTTTAGTCTATATAAGAATCTATCTTGTTCAATAAAGTTACCACCAAATCTTTTAGTATCAATCTAAGACAATTGAACTAATTTAGACATATCTTGAGCTAAATCATTAAGTTGAATGAACAACTCTGATATCAGTATTTGATTCTTATAATAATTATAAGCTTCTTCGTTAGTAAGATTATCTTTCTAACTTAATTGCAATTGTTGTATTAAGAAATCTCTATCTGTAATATCAGTAGCAAAATCTTCAATAGAGTATAAACCAGTAGATCTACCTTCACTATCTAATTTTTGCATTACGATATCTCCAGTTTTACTCATTTCAAGATCTAACTTCTTTATACCTAATTCTGTAGCAGCTTTCTTATATTTGTCATAGTATGATTTGCGTATAGTAGTAATTTCATCTTTTACTATAGCCGTCTTACTTTTGCTATCATCTACTCCATATATACCAGATGCTCTATCATATGCACTAGCCATATCTTTAAGTATTTGCTATGGCAAGAAATAGAATGTATCTTTACCATAACCTACTCTAAGTAAGAAATTACATATATTATATGTATATTGTCTTACATTAAGTCTAATAACATATGGATCTTTAGCAACGTCTACATGAGCGTTAATCATAGCAGATATCCAATCTAATATACGCAATCCTTCTTCTTGGATCTTTATAGGATTACCTTGTTCATCTAATAGTATATTACCTTTTTCATCTCTTTGATATACTATTTCGTTTCTACTCTTAATGCCATCAAGTCCTACAAAACCTAATCTTTGTAATAAAGATATGTCTGAGAACTTAAGATTGGCTAACTGAGTTAATACATGATTTTTATTATTAAGAGCAAAAGGACCAATACCAGTCTTACCACCAGAATATTCATATTTTTTATTCATTTGATAAGTAGGAGATAACTCTCTAAATGGTATTCTATCACCTAATTTACCTTGACCATCTACAATAGGAAGAATTTCTTCTTTAATTATTCCAGTTACTTTATCAAGAGGTAATCTGGTTTCATCTACATTTTTCTTATCAGTAAGTACTGCTAGATATGTATCAAGTAACAAGTTTTCATTAGCTTCTCTACTATTAGCTTCATACATGTTTGTAGGACTACCTATACTTTCTAACCAGCTGTTATACAAAGTAAGAGTAGCAGAATATCCTCTGGCTGATTCTTCTAATTCTCCACCTTGTTCTTCTGTGTATCTTCTTTTTAAATATGCTTCAAATGTTTCATTACTCTTCTATTTCTTAAATTCTATTTTATTTCCTTCTTCATCAAAGTTATATCTTGCTATATACAACTTATCAATCGTTTACACCCTCAGTTTCCTGATATTTTAAAGGGACTAGACTATATCTTCACCTTGATTGGTGCTCCCCATTTCGCATTTAAGCTACTCTACTCGCTTCTTCACCTTTTTATGGGTTATGCTTTCGATAGTCGTTGAACCTTGTTACTATTGTAACCTTGGCTGCTGATTGCCCAATCTTTGAGATTTTTACACTTTGGTACTCAAAGCTCTAAGGGTTTTCCAGCAATTAAGGGAGTTTTACTTCAACTATGTTTAGTTAATCGAAGTCAGAACCAGTTTGAGTAGTAAATTCATCTGGTAATATAATAGTATCACCTACTACAGAAGGAAGTACATCAACAATTCTAAGTCCAGCAATAGAAGATAGACCTTGTGTAGGAATACGATAACCCATAGCCATAGGACCTGCTTCTTGACCAATAATTTTATGCTTTATCAACCAATCTCTAGCTTCTACAAAACTCTTATTTTTATAATCTGGAATTATATGAGAGAACAAATTAATAGAAATGATAGAATCCATGCTACCATCTTTGTTTATGTTAAGTAGAGGTTTACCATCATTGATAGCTCTACTGCCTACAGCCTTTATAGATTTAAATCCAAATGAAGACATCTGAATAAATGCTCCACCAGGTAACTCCAAATTAATAGCCTTTTTATTAGTAGTAGATGTTAATTTAGTTTCTACCCATTTACTATCTGGTAATGCTGATAAAGGTACTTTAAAGTCTGTACCATCTTGATTTACTTCAAGAGCTTCTTCTATATCTTTACCCATATTAGATGCTCTAGCTTCTTTAATTAACTGTTTAGAAGCCTTAGTATAATCAAGAGTATTATCAGATAAGAACATATCTTTTACTTCTTTAAAGCCTTTGTTAGATATAGCATTAATAGTACCAAATAATTGTTCTTTAATCTGCTGACCAGTTATTTCATTATCGGTTCCTTCTTGATATACTCTGTTCATTACTAGGTTAGATACAGCAACTGTAGATACCTAAGTACCAAATAATGTTCTGTCATGTGTATGAGGATCTGTTATAAGCTGTCTTCTAAGATTTCTGAATTTCTAAGTAGTAATATGCATATTACTTAGATCATTTATCTCATCGTTCTTATAATCCTTATATATATCAGTAGCACCTTGTATACCAACTTTAACAGCAGATTCAAATGCTACTTGATCAATAGGAGTAAGTCCTTGATACTTACCAATAGCATTCATTCTATCATATATTTCTCTATTGTCTCCAGTAGCTAATACTTTAAACATAGGGAACATAGCCATCTTATTAAACACAGGTATACAATGTTTTAAATTAGCATCATATGTATAACCAAAGTAAGTAGTCTTTAATGGCTTAATTAACGTTTTCAAAGATTTAGCATACAACTCTGCATCATTCAACCAGTCTGCATCACTTTCCATTATGTTAAAAGCTTCTTCAATTTCATCACTCCATTCTCCAAGCATTTTAACAATATCTCTATACATCTAAGGTCTAATATACACAGCAGCGTCAGCTTGGTTAATATTACCTTTAGTACCTTTTTTATTCATACCATATGCTGATGCATCTTCTACAGCTAAATCTTTAGCTAAGCTGAATATTATCGGGTACTTTTCCTCTGCTGATTTAGGATCTTTCATTAACTCATCTACTTGAGATTCTGTCAAGCCTTCTTTTTCGATAAGTAATTTTCTAGTATTAGAGAAAGTAAATAAATCTTCCAGTTCTTTATGCTGTCTACTAGGTATTTCGTTATCATTAATAGTAGTATTTGTATAAGTCTATCTATTCTACAGTCTTCTATACTCTTTAATGTTCTTATCTACACTAGTATACCATTGAGTTCTTAGATTATCTCCAGTAGATAATACAGCTCCTAAACGTTTGATCTTATCATCATCATTTTTAAAGAAAGCAACATCACCAGTAAATATCTTTTCTGTTTCTAATACAGATATATTATAGTTTATCATATGATTACCAATCATAGTTAAAATAGCATATCTTTCTGCTTGATTAGATACATTATTATTAGGATGTGCTAAGTATATTTCTTTGAATTTATTTAATACAACATTGTCTAATAGCTTATTCTTGATAACTTTAGGATTCTTTTTATCTCTTTCTATTATACCTAACTTTTCACAAGTATCTATTTCTTGTTTAAGCTGCATATGTAGACTGTCATTAATCTTCTAGAAAGTATCCTTTGGAGTAGTAAATAGTTCCTATTTAATCTCTTCTAATGTCTGTATTATATTACCTTCTTTTACAGAGTTTTTAATTCTTTCATTTAAATCTATCCATTTAAGTTGACCATCTATTTTTGTATAGTATCCAGTAAAGTGTCTAAACAGACCACCTTTGCCAGATGTATGATAGTTCTTAATAGGTTTCTTAACATCTGGAAGAGAATTATAGTATTCTACTATAGTATTGTATTCATCTTCCCAACTGCGATATAAGTGTTTTAACGCTTCTCTATTAAACTATAGCTTTAAACTATTGCCAACTTGAGTAATTGACATTTCTTTATTGAATAATCCTACTCCACTAATAGTAAACCATGTCTTTTTATCAGCCATAGTTGGGAATATAATATGATTATTATAAGTAAATGTCATTTTAGCTAAGTAGTCTTCAACTGGTGAAATACTTAGATAATCTCTACCTTTATCTCCTTTATTTTCCCCATAGAAATTAACAAAAGTATTTAGTCTAATAGGACTATTATTGTTAACAGCAGATAGAATCAAAGAACTTCTGCAATAAGTATCAGCATTTAAATCTTTTAACGTAGCACTATCGTGACTATTAAGCCATCTAACTTGATCTGATACAAAACAGTTTAGAGTCTTAGTAAAAATAATATTATTATTAGGACCTAATACTGATATTTCAGTATCACTAGGATGCGTTACAGCTTGAGCTTGAGCTAATGTGTTAATAAAACTGTTCTTGCCCAAGTTCATGTATATCTAGTCTAATTGTCTTACTGTAGCTATACCTTTTTTATTAGTATATTTTGTCTTATCATCTATAAGATTCTGAAGTGTTCCATTAAATAGATATTTTAATGCTCCAGCTTCATTGCCTAATATTAATTTAGATATACCATAAGGTCTGTCATTAGGTAATAATCCTTCTATAGTATCGTGATCTACAGTAATACCAACAGAATTCAATATATTGACTAATTCATTGATATAAGTATCTACATCAGTATTAGTAATAGTATTTCTATTATCTTCTACCTACTTATATAACTCATTAAATCTACTTATAACTGCGCTTATTTCAGATTTATTAGGTTTTGTTTCAGTTTCAGTTCTTTCTACCAAAGAAGAATTAAAGAACAAATCTGACCAAGTAGAAGGATACATTTTAGTAGCTCTTTTGTTTATTCCATCGTCTACTACAAATGATGTACCTTGTTCAGTTTGTTGATAATGTACTTCTACAAAATTCTAATCAAAACTTTTAACAGTTTGTAATATTTGTGTCTGAAGATTTATATCAATATCTCCATTTAATCTTTTATATAAGAAAGCAAAAAAAGCGTTACCTTTAGCCAATCTAGCGCATCTGCCTAATAATGAAGTTTCTGGATCTTGTCCAGGCTCAGTACTAAATGATTCTACTGTACTTAAGTTTTTAAGAATTAGAGCATAAGCAGTGTCATAATTAACTATCATAGGTAAGCCAGTAATAGTATTAATTCTAGTACTAAGAGTTCTAGCTTTTACTCCATCTATATCCTTATAACTAAAATATGTATCTGATAAAGTAGCAAAGAACATTTTCGCACTAGCTAACGCGTTGTTCTTTTTATCAAATTCATATCCAGCCTTATCGTAGTTCTATATACCATTACTTTCTCTATCTAGGAATTCTTCATCCATATTTTGATTTATAGATCTAATCCCCATCTATTCCAGCATTGGTTGTAGATGATACATAAATACATCAAAATTATCTACTATTTCTTGTAATGCTTCCTTCTGTGCAGTAGTAGTTCTATTTGATTTAATAAATGATAGTAAAAGATTTTTAAGCTTAATATTGCTTAAATTCTATACATCTGATATATATTTAGCACCATTGGCTATAAACAAACAAGCCTTTAAGCTATCTAATGCTGAATGAAAGTCTTGTAAAGTTGGGAAGTGTTTCAAAGTTATATCTTTATTAGGACCAACTTTATAATAAGCTCCATCAGTATAAGAATCTAAGAAATCTTTAAGAGATTCTTCATTGAGCTAATAATTAGAAAAATCTCCATACTTAATAGCATCAAATATTTTATTAAGATTAGTAGGATCAATATTAGAATTAATATGCAAGAATTTTTTAATATTACGGAATATCTTATTGATATAGTATCTTAAAGTAGATTCTTTATCATTAAGCATATAATCCATGAATCTATCTGCTATTACTTCTTCTAGTTGCTTATTGTCTAAATTGCTATACTAATCATTTTGTTTTCTGAATTCATCATATAATTTATTTCTAGTATCTTTGTCTAACATAAGTAGAGATACTCTATGCCAGGCTTCATGATACTATACTCCTTCAATAGCTTTATTAGATATAGCAATTCCATCTGCTCTAGCTATACCATATACAGCAGAACCATTAGCAAATTCTCTAATAACTCCATCAGTTACTTCTACTTGTTCATCAGTAAGACCTAACTTCTTTTGTAGCCACTTTTTAGCCTTTTTAGTATTGATAAATTTACTTTGCTTTAACTGATTACTATTTAATATTTTAGGAGCTCCATCTAATCCTAAGAAACTAGATACAGCATCAGAATCTGCATCTGTAAATTCATCATATGATTTATCTTCCGTCTTGCTACTTAATTCTTCACTGGCATCAAAAGTAGGAACTTCATATAAACTGAACTTCTTTTTAGTAGGAGATTGAGATTCTGCTTCCAACTTTTTTTGTTGTTCAGTGGGTTTAGAAGATATTACTGGAGAATCAATGTATACATATGGTCTAGTAAATAATCTATCCTACAAATCACTTAATAGCTTACCATGTTTAATTAAGTAAGCTAAAGTGGTTAATCCTTTTGGATTATCTTCATCAGTTATTAATTTACCATTTACTCTCTTTAATCCAACATCTTCTAAATCAAATTCTAGTCCAGGAACTAATTCTAAATGATCTACATTATCATCTATCATAGCTTCTCTAAATGATTTAGGCAATGGTTCCCACAATAGATTTTTTTCTGTATTCCAATGTAAATTATCTGTAATAAATTCTACTAGGTCTTCAAATCCAGCATTTGTTCTCAATTTAGATAGAAGAACTTGTTCTCTACCTAACTAAGCCCAACCTTCCTTATAATTTACAAAGAACTATTTATCTGCTAAAAATGCATATCTAGGATCAGAAGGATCTAATATAGTAGAATTACCATAGTTAACTACTAGTTGAATTACATCTTCTGGATACACAGCTTCATTACCAGTCTATCTATATAATATTACATTAGCTAAGTATCTAGCTAATTCTGAAGGACTATTATCTTCATTACTGAATCTAGCTTCGTTAAGTTTAATATTTCTAGTAACACCAGCTGGGGTATTTTGTGCAGGTGGATATACAAATATTTTACCAGATCCACCTTTACCTTCCATAGGAAGACCGTTTCTATCCATAATTATAAAATGGTCTGCTACGCCTTTACCTATACCAAACTTAGTTTCTGAATCTAATATATTGTGTAAATTTCTAACTCCTAAAGATTCTATATCCAACAGGTTTCTGTTTATTACTTCTCCTTCTTCTGTTCTATTAACATTAAAGTTACCATTGGTAATAGTAATATTCTTAAATGTTATTTCACAGTTTGGATCATTAATTTTAGCTTCAATGATTTGATTACGTAACTCACGGATTCTATCTTCTTCTGATTTAGATAATTCTCTACCGTGAGTTCTGTATATACCTTTAGCTCCTTCGATAGTTTTCAAAGTAGCCATGAACTTTCTACCATCTTTAGCTTCTATTTCTATATATATAGGAGCTTCATCCCAGGTAGCTTTATTTGCTGGATCATATGATCCAAACTTAGAATCTTTAGGACCAATCTTAGCGGTAACTTTACTTTCAGCTAACATACCTGGAGTAGATAGATATTCATTTAATGATCTTCCAGATTCATAACCTTTGAACATAGGTTGATCATTATCTGGCTGATAGTATAGAGTTCCATATACTAATTCTGTAGGTTCTTCATCGTTAACCTAAACATCATTAGTATCATATACTTTGCTATCTTCTATATCTTGTTCAGTAACAGGAGCAGAAGGTTGTTCTGTATTACTAGTAACAGTATGAGTTTGTGGAATAATTTCTTCTGTCTATATTGAAGGTTGCTCCTAAACAGAAGGTATATCTTCAGCACTCTATGTACCTTCATAACCAGATGCATTTTGATCTACTGTAGCTTCTGGATTGTCTGCTACATTATTAGTATTATCTTCTGATATAGTTTCATCAGGATTAATTAAATCTTCTTCGGTCAGTTCTTCTTCTACTAATCCTTCATAGTCTTCACTTGTATCTACAGTTGTACCAAATTCCCAAAATGATTTAGTAGGTGCAACTTCTTTTTCTTCTTCTTGTATAGATTGCTCAGAAGGAACTTGAGTAGGTTGAGCAACAGCTTTTTCCTCTTCTTCAGTCTCTCCAGTTAATTGCTACTATGCTTGTTCAGATACTGCTAGTTGCTAATCAACTAATTCTTGATTTTTATTTGTCTATTGTTGTGCTTCATCAGTACTATCTTGTAAAGTTATAGTATCTGTAGTATCTTCTTCATCAATATTAGCAGGTTCTTGTTGTGGAGTTTCTTCTTCTTGAATCTGTTCATCTTGATTTATAGTATCTTCAGTAATACTATTCTTATATATATCTACAGCCTTATTTAAGGCTTTGTCACTATTTATAAATTTCTTATACTATTGTTTAGCATCTGTTAATGCAATTTCTGCTAAAAGACTTTTAACTGCATTTGATTCAATGTCGTCTCTTGAACTTAAAACAATATCATCTGGATTTACAGAGAATCTATCTTTAATATCTAATAAACCTGATAAACGTCTTTCTATGCCTTTTTCAGCTATATAAAACTCATCTAGCTTATTTTTGTCTACTATCTAAGATTCTTCTAATACTTTAATGTAATTTTTAATTCCTTCTAATCTTGCTTTATCTAACAGATAAGCTTTTATCAGTAAGGTATTTTCACTATCAGTATTATTATCGGATAGACTACCTAATACATTATCTATTTCAGAATTAATAGAGTTATAGCTTTGAGCTATATCTTTTATTTGAGTTTCATAATCAGATATAGCTTTGTTATACATATCAGTTTTGTGCTTATATATAGCAGCAGCAATATGTCTATCTTCTCCTTTAAATTCTCTTACTTTACTGTTATTCTTTACAATATCATATATAGAAGATATATTTCTTTTTTCGTTTTCGAGATCTTCTTTAGTCCAACCGTCTGGAATGTTAGCGGATTCTATTTGTTGATCTATAGCATCTAAGAACGCTTCCTTATTAAGCATCCTTTTGTCTGCTTTATTAGCATATTGAATATACTTATATACATCCTCTTTTGCAGATATATGTTCTGCCATTAAGTTTCTAGATAACTCTGCACCTGCATTATAAGATCTTAGATTATTAGCAGTACTTACAGCTGTAGTTCCACCACCCATAAGTAAACCTATAGCTGCGCCTACTTTAAAATTATCTACTAATTCTTTGTTTCCATCTAAAGCTGGATCTCCGCTAATACCAGCTACAGCAGCTAGACCTTTTAATGCCATAGCATTGTTTTCCATAAACATAGTAGCTACATCAAGAGGATTATATAGATTGGTATCAGATATATTCTGTTCATTTATGCGATTACCAATCATGTATTGTGTTACTTCTTTAATGCCTTCTAATGCAGAATTAGCACTTATTCTAACAGTAGGTTCTAATACATATTTAGACAATCTATGTTTAGCTACCTTAGACATTTTAGGAGCTACTTTCTTAGTAGTATAGTCAATTGCTTTATCTAATACTTTAACTGTACCATCAATAGATCTTTCTGGTAGATTAAGTTTACCAAGTACTTTAGTAAATACTTTACCTGCTCCAGGAATTATAGTAGCAGCTTGAGCTACATCACTAGCTGCTAAAGCCATATTTCTATTATAGATATCTTTTAGATTATTTTTAGTATTGTACCTTAGTGTATCTAATTCACTATTACCAGTAGGTATATCATAAGCTAACATATCTTCAAATACTTCATCATTACTTCTATAATTTGAAGAATTCTTATCATTAGAGTATTCTACACCAGTAATACGACTTAGATTCTCTCTACCTATATCTGCTAAGCTATTGATATCTATATTGTTTTTATTAGCATATTCATAAACATTCTGTTTATAATTATTAGCTACTTCAGATAAAGACTCTCTATCTCTAGACCATATATTAGTACCTACTGTAACTCCAGCTCCTATTAATGCCGCACCGCCAGCAATTAATGGAGAATAAGGACCAGTAGGAGATGCTGCAACCTATGCTGCTAGATAATTAGCAGCAGCAACAGCTGCAAAGTTAGCAGCTGTAGCCTATATAGACGAAAAAGAAGTACCTAATGCTCTAGGTACTTGATATGCCCAATTTTCTTGTTCTAGTTGTTTCCACTCATCGCTTATAGAGTATATACTATTAGTAAAATGTAATATATCTCTGCCTCTTTGAATATCTTCACCTAATTCTTTAGACTTCTGTTCTCTTTCAGAAATACCTTCATTAAGAGCTTGTAATCTTTCTTCTACAGTAGGTTGATATCCATACTGATTATAGTATTTGCTAGCTACTTTTTTGTATTCATCTAACATACTAGAGTAAGCATCAAAAGTAGCCTTGTACTAAGGATATAATTCATGAACCTTATCTGTATCTTTATCCAAGTAAGCTCTATTAAGCTGTTGATCTAACAGCTTCATTTCTTTTTCAGTTTCTAGAAAAACTTTCTGAAACTCTAATTCATCTTTTTCTTTATTATTCAATAGCATATCACCAGTAAGTCTATCTACCATATCCTATTGAATACCATTGATAAATGAGAATACCGGATCTGCTATATAGTTGGGTCCTTTTCCACTTTTAGTGGCACTAGCATCTTCAGTAGTTACAATCTTTTCCTACTTAGGAGTTTCTTCTAAAGAAGAAGTATTTAATGGCTTAGTTTGAGCCATATCAAATTCGTATTGTTCTTCAGAAGGATTGACTCCAGTTAAAGGATTAAATGTATAATCCTTTAACTCTTGAAGCCTACTTCTCATATTATCTTTACTACCCACAGTAAATGTTTGTTTCTTTGCCATATTATATTATTTATTAAATCCAAAAGATTCATTTTGTACATCTGGATATAGCCTAGATGCTACTGATCCTGTTACATTCAGTTTAAGTGCTTGTTGATTTAAATATTCAGCGTTTAAATCATCTCTAGATGTTGGTACACTGTTACTTAAATTTAATACATAATATTTAATACCAGGTCTAACAGTTCTAGTAGTATTACTACTCCATTTCTTAGCTATTTGTTCTCCTAATTCAGATCTTTCACCAGAAGTTTTCCCAGATAAATTAGATGTTTCACTTTCTGATATAGATTGTTTAGAAGTTTGTATTGTAGCTCCAGCTTTTTTCATATCATCTTCAGTAAGACCAGCATTCTTAATATCATCTTCAGATATAGCCACTTTAATTCTCTGCAAATTAGCTGTGCTTGGCTAACCGTCCTTAACAACTGGAATAGTTATCATATTGTCATTATTAAGCAATATCATATTATTAAATTTGCCACTTTTCAAAGCATTTATTACTTTATTACGATTAGGATCTACTGCTTCAAATCCAGCTATTTCTGATACTACTCTAGACATTAAATTCAAATTCTCTCCACCAGATATAACTTTGCGTCTACCTAAAGGAGTACTTTGTTCATTTTCTGTAATTCCCTATATGGTGCTACTTAATAGATTATTTAATTTAGAGTTACGAACTGTATATCCAAAGTTGTTGAATATATCATTAACGGCATAATCTATATCAGTATCTGTAATTTGTAATTTTCCATTCTTTTCTGTACCATACTTTCTCATAATATCTCTAAACATATTATAAGGAGTAGCACTATCTGCAAGTGATCTAAGTTGTTTACTAGCCATTCCTCTAATAACTGGATCATTACTATTAATATCACTCTTTAGTTTCTCATAGCTAGGATTATTAGATAAGTAATAGTTTCTAGCATTATTAAATTTCTTTAATCCTATATATTCTAAAGAATCGGTTAAATACCAAGGACCTTTATTTCGACCATTTCTACTATATTCTAGTTTAGCAAATTCATTTGCCTCTCTATCTTCATATGCAAACTCTCTACCAGCTCTATAAATTCTATCTGTAAACAAAGCTCTAGCTTTATCAGGAGTAAATCCCTATCTTACTAAAGTATTTATATGCATTTGAGCTTCTGGAGTATTATATATTGCAGATATATTATTAGCTATCTGTTCATCAGTTCTATCAGTAGATACACCTGAGTAATCATAACTACCATCAGATCTAATATATCCAGGTTTTAGATTATTAACATAAGGTTTTACTAAATCTACTTCTGACTTATAAGCTAATGGAGCAACATCATTAAATACTCCACTATCTAAAGTATTATAATTAGTAAAGTCAATATCGTGCCACATAGGATTATACTTACCAGATAGCATAAGTTGTTGATTTACTTTCTATCGCTAAAGTAATCCTTCTCTGCTCTATTGTAACTAGCTTAATTCATTATAAGGTCTAGTATTAATAAACGATTGTATTAAGGATCTACCTTCTGCTGTCTTAATCAAATCTGGATTAGCTGCTAATTTGTTTACTATATCTTGTCCAGCTCCAACTGTTAAATCATACCATCTCTTGGTATCTACAGCTGATGGTGATCTAAACTCTGACCACTTAGTAAACTGATTACCTAAATCCTAATAAGCTTTATCTACTCTTTCGTTATTTGCTTTACCTATAGCATATAACTATTCAAAGGGTATTGGTGTATACTAACTAATATACTCACTTTCTATTGGTTTATCAAATCTATTCGTTGCCATTATCTTTTCAAATTATTATATAATTTAGTTAATTGATCTGATGTCATACCATATTCCAAATAAGGTAACATAGCTTCTAGTACAGCAGAGTCTCTTTTAGTTAAACGCTTATCTTTACTTATCTACTATATTCTTGTAGATAAATCACCAAATCCTTTTATACGAACATTTCTAGCAGCTGCATCATTCTGAGCTTGTTCTACAGAAGCTAAATGTCTAGCATTAGCATATTGTTGTCCCCATTGATTAGCTATTTGAGCATTGTTAAATGCCATTTGATTTTCAGCATTATTCTTAGTAGCATAAGCATTAGCGATAGCTTTGTTCCTATTAACTGCCGACTGTAAACCAAATGCCATGTTAGCTCCAGTGTTAGGATTAATATTAGCCATATTGTATCTAGCAATTCTATCGTTTAGAGTAGCTTCTCTAAGTATAGGATCTATGTTATAATCAGTAGGACCATATGCTGGATCATAAGTATATGTTTCTACTCTTTCAGGACTACCTGAGAATATATTACCAATGGGTCCAGCTAATGCAGCTATATTGTCTATTAGATCTAACCAGTTATTATCACTTGGAGTTTTCGGCTTTTTACTATTTGGACTATATATATTACCTACTGGAAGTTGTCCAGGATTACCAGTATAGTTAAAGTATTTACTACTTCTAGCATTAGCAGTATCTACATTACCAATAGGAGCATTAATATTATAAGGAATGCCTAATCTACTTGCTACTTCAGATGATGGTATATGTCTAGGTCCATTACTTTGATTAGATCTACTATCTACATATGCTTGACCAATCTTATGCCAATCGCCATACTTTCTGTCTGTCATTAAAGATCTAGCTTGTTCTACTGTAGGTATAACTCCTTTGTTCTTACCTAAGTAAGTAGACATATCTCCATATTTACCACCATAGATATCTTTTACATCTTGATCTGTAATACTATTAACCTAGTTTAAATAATCTTGTGTATAATTATTTTTATCTGAATCCCAGTATTTAAAATCAGACATATTTTTATTATATCCATACGGTTTAATGCCTTTAGTGCCATCTGCATAAGCAGCAGTATTCTTCTTTATTTTTTTACTTTTCAAAGCTTCTTGCTAATCTAATAATACTTGATAAGCTATCTGATTATTTCTCTCATTTAGCATCTAACTATTTTCAGCATATATATTGTTAGCTTTCTTGTTGCTTTTCTTCATTAACTTCTTTCCCATTTCTGCAAATGTTTTATTTGTTCCTGGAACTTTAATCTTATCACTTAATACTTGAGTTCCAACAGGTACATTTAATAAATTAGAATCTGTAGGTTTACCTTCTTCTGGTATAGATCCTATAGTTCCATCGGGTGTTCTTAACATCTCACCATCATCTAAGTAAGCCATAGTAGATGGTACTACTCCACCTTTAGATAAACTTAATTCATTGTATCCATTTTCCTAATAGTAATCAGCCGCTACTTGCTCAGACATTTGTCTAGCTTGAATACCGTTTTTAATTCTACCAGCTTTATTACGTATATAACTTTTACTATGACCAAATAGACCAGCTATTCCTGATGGTAATTCATACTCACCAGTCTACTCATTAACAGAACCACCAGAACCTATACTTGAAGTAATACCACCAATAGCTCCACCTATTACTGCTCCCCAAGGTCCACCAATAGAAGCGCCCATTGCAGCTCCAGATCCTATGCCACCTATTACACCAGCTGCTGTAGGTTTCTATCCACTAGTAGCGTTACCTATCATACTACCTATAGCTCCAACTCCTTGTGTAACTACATTTGCTTTATCTACTCCACTCATGTTTCCCCAATTTGAAATAGCATCAGCGCCGAAAGCATATTGAGGAACTCTTTTTAATTTCTTATTTTTCATATTATAACATTGAATATCTATAAGTTGTTTTAACATATGGAAGTTTGAACTCTTTGTTATCATTACAATCAAATGTGTAATTACAAATTAAATACTTTCCTCTCATTCTTCCAGCATAAGACATATTAGTTTGCTATTGTAAATTAGGTTTATCTTGTTTTTCTCTACTTATTGCAAATCTGTAATTATCCTCTCTAACTTCTATCTGATTATAATCTATTGGTTCAGTAACTTGTGTCTTAGTTTCAAAATGTATATCAGTTATTAAAGTAGGTTTTTCCTCATCTCCAACATCTTCAAATTCAGCTGAAAACCATTGATTATCAAATACCTTTGTGTATGCAATATCTTTATTCACTACAAATCTTATATAAGATATACGCTCTTCTTTTTCTTTGCTATCGTCTACATAATACATATTATGCAAGTAATAACAATTATTATCTTTAATGGTAATTAATCTAGTAGAGAAAGGGAAGAACCAGTTTGGATTATGAGTATAGAAAGAAGTAAATACATTTAATTGTTCATTAAATATTAAACATCTATCATATATTCTAAACCATACTTCATTATATTTCTTATCATAAAATGATACTGGATTTCTTCTGGCTGAATCTGGTAATCTATTTAAATATGTCTATACTTGTTTTACCTTAGATAATTCATTGAATCCGTTACCTAGCGAACATATTACATTTTTATCAAAATCGTGCCAGTATAAAGTTGTTTCTGAATTAGTAATACTTTTATCATTTATGATACTACTACCATTTTGTGTAACTAAATAATCATACCTAGTTAATACCCCTCCAGTACCTAATACTAGTTCTCCAGCATTATTGTCATTAATTAATGATCTGTCATTGACAGAAGCTATACCAACAGAACTGTCCTAAAAGAAGTATAACCTATTCTTGAATACTTTTAAATTAGTAACTGGTCCGTATGTACTATCTGTATCTAAATAATTAGCAAATTTAAATTTAGTCCAACTATCTGTCTATTCATTAATAGATTTTACTTCAGAACAAGTAATACGATTCATGCTCTTTACATTATCTTCAGCGTATATAGAACTTTGAATATAACTTTTAGCGGTATTAGTACTAGAATATGCTGAATTATATGTATACATAGGCTTTCCTTGAGTGTAATTTGTATTTAATGCGCCAGGCTCTGTTAAAAAATAAATATTAGCTTCTCCAGTCTGAGCATTACCTGTAGATACCGTAGTATCTTGAGAAAAATGTTCATCGTTTCTATAGTGCAAGTTTACACTGGATTCTAAAGGTATATAAGCTGCAACAAATCTCTTAAAACCGTTTCTATCGTCTGGGTCATTCCTAGTAAACAACAAGGTGTGTGCATAATCTAATACTCCTAAATATGTATCACCGCCGAAACACATAGCTGTATCATATTTTTCCCAAGATGTTTTGACATAAGTATTAGTACTATAATAAGTAGAATAACTTCTACTTATAAATGTATTGCCACCATACTAAGTAGCACTCTTCTTTATATTAACAAAAAGCACAGAATTATATCTAAACTTTCTCAACATTGGCGTTGTACGTATACCTGTAAAACCACCAGAATATACATCTGGGGCACTAACAGCTAAACATACTCCGTGAGGTCCAAGAGCTTCGTTAGAACCAATGCTATAATTGATAAACCCAAATCTATCTATATAGTTTACTATTTGTTTAGCATCAAAAGCTTCTTGGTAAGGAGATATATTAGTAGGTTTAACGACGTCTTTTATAGGAAAAGATTGACGCAAATTAGAATTATCTTTGTGTGCATAATTCTTACCAAACATCTAATAATACTTACACACTCCTCCGCTAAGTCTGCCGTCATTTTGTTCAAATCCATCAAATACTCCAGATTTTAATTTAATAGCTGGTCGATCTCCATCATAATCAGATCCTTCTACTACACCGCCAAACGAATTTTCAGTTTGATTGCTATCATTGCGACCCATTACTTTAGTAAAAGGAATGCCTAACCTATGGTGTTTATATCCATTATCATTACAATATGTAGCAGAATGAGCACAATACAATGGTACTATATTCATATTACTAGTAACAATAGAATCTGAATTTTCTTTATTAAAACATATATCAGCTGTTACTAAATCAAAGATACCGTTAACATCTATTGGGTTTATAGCCTAAGTATCTTGCTATACCATCTTATTATCATATATATGGTATATTCCTTGTGCAAACGGTGATACAGCAGTATCTGTATATGTTGGCATAATAGTAGGTCTTCTATCTATACTACCAATAGAATAATCAGCTCTATAATCTTCAGTGTTGTTTTTCCAGCCGTTAAACTTAAGAGTTTTATTAAGTAATCCTTGTGTTACTACAGTTCTATCTGCTAATGTTCTATCACATCTTACTATTTCATACGCTACTACATCTATAGGAAGATTTTGTACATAAAACATTATACCTAACGGGTGAGATACCAATTCATAGTTACCTGATCCATCTACTGTATCAGCAAAAGTAAAAGGTTCATATCCTTCAATATCACCAGATGGGAATCTAATATCTCCAATCCAATGTACAGGAGAAGGTATATTTTTCTAATTGTAGAATACGATACCAAATCTATATACTTCGTCTCTCTAATACCCTAAAAAATTAGATACGTAAAATGGATCGCTATAATTTCTTATTCTAGAAATATTATCATTATTATAGATATATACAGTTTGACCATTCTCTGGACATTTTAACTTAATAGTAGCGTCTACTCTTTTAGATGCAGATAATTCCATATTATAAGCTAATAATTTATTACCTTCTTCATCTACAGATGGAGTATTGTCAGATTCTATTAAGTCTGTAGTAATAAATCTATAACTTATATTTACTCCCTTACCACCTCTAACAGTTCTACTATCATCATAACCATAAGCATACTCTTCATTTTCATTATTAGGATACACTATTTGGCTATTCATAGGATTTATGCAATCATGTTCCTCTGGTATAATAAAATCATTACCTTGACCTAATAACTAATCAAAAGTTAAAGTAAGTGAATTCTCTGTTATACTAGAATTTAATTGTATTGTTCCATTTTTATTACATCTATACGCTCTTGCATCATATGCAACATCCCAAGTTAATTCCTATAAATTTGAAGCAAACAATCTATTGTTCATTTTAGCTATACTCTTAGCATTGAATTCAAATGGTACTAAATTATTAAATTCTTCAATAGATAATTCACTAATGTAATTTTTACCTATATCGTTATAAGTAAAAGTAATAACAGAATTATCAGACTTAGGTAAGTCTAATTCATTTATAATATAAACTTTTGGAGTTTGACTTTTACTAGTATACTATATACCTATTATTCTAATTCTTTCAAATCTACCGTCATTAAATAATGTAGCTGACAATAGACACCCTTTGTCTGTACTTTCGTCTTTATTGTTTCCATTAAAGTTTTTAGATGAATTAGTGTTACTAGAAGATACAGGTATCATAGAACTTAGTGATGAAGTTGTAGTTTCACCGCCATGCACATTGAATAGCTAATAACAATACTGTACCATACCTGCTGGTAAATTACCAGAAGTCCATTCAATAAACTTAAATGGTGCAATAGTTGAACTTGGCAATAGATCAAAGTATGTACTATCTGTTATTGGGCTAGTCTTACTTGTGTTATATTTCTTCTATATATTAATGCATTTAATAGAAGTATTACCATCAGATATATATACTTTACTAACATTATTAGATTCAAAGTTAGTGACAATAGATACATTATCTGTTACGTTTAACTAAGCCGATACTATCAGTGTCCAAGTTGGGCTAATGCTATTAAAGTCAGTTACTATCCAAAGATTATTAATTCTATTCTGTTCATACAATTCTTTAGTAAATACTATTCCACATTCTTCTACTTTTTCTTTATCTGTATTATACCATCTACTAACAGCCGTACCTAGTATATTTTCAGAGATTTCTAAACCTCCTAAATATTGTCTAATATCTTCTATATTCTATAGAATTCCAGTAGTTCCGGCATTATCTGTTAACAATCTAACATTCTATGCCCATCTATACTACTTGTCAGATAGCATAGTAATATCAGAATCTAAATTGAGACCCTCTTGGAAAGTATTTATCTAACTATTGATTTCCATTTGCCCCTCCTTTCTTTTAGAACTTTCTTCTTATCTTCTTCATTTTTATATTCCCACAAGAATCCGTATGCAGATAACTATCTTTTTTTACAAGCATCTCTTATACAAGAATAACCTTTATTTATAGATCTAGCTGCTTCTGCTATAGAATCATATTCTGCTACAAGATTGTGATCTAAATCAAATTGTAAAACAGGAGTCATATTATTAGGATTTCTGTAATTAGCATTTTTTATTTGTTTATTGTATTCCTTATATTTATACCAATCTCCATACGGTTCAGGCTTTCCATATAGACCAATAGCTGTTTTAAGCGCTTGCTGTTTAGTTTTTTTAAATCCTTTATTTGATCCAGCTTTTATAGCATTATTGTATTCTGGTTTTAAATCTAAATATTTTTGCTCTAACATTAGAACTGTTTCTAAAATAGGTTCACACTGTTCTAATATACAGAACACAAAAGATTTTTGACCATATTTATTATATGCTGACTATAAATGGTGATTAGCGTGTCTATTATATTTTAAATGACTTAGATGATCAGTTAGCCTTCTTTTTAGAGAATAACTACTACCTATATAACTTTTACTATTTAGTATATTACGAATCATGTAAACTCCGGCAGATGTAGTACACTTTTTTATGAATTTAGAATCTAACGGATAAAATATTATGTGTTTATTTATCTCCATAATCTATTATAATTCTAATTGTAAATCTATTGTCTATCACCAGTAGTACTAAAGAAAGTACGTTCTTCATCTATCTCTGGGACTAATGTATTCCATGTGTACTTGATATTAGTTAACTCATCCTGGTTAGGCATTAATGATTCAGCATAAGCTTGCTTTCTATAAAAATTATAAGAGTTCTTGGCATCTAACCATAACTATCTATGTACATCTCCTCTTATATATTTAATATAAAGAATCTTCTATGCACAATACCAGAAACAAGCCTCAAAGTAAGACTATACATCAGGTATCATAGGCATGCCATCCTCGTCAGTATAGATAGCATGGTATGAGATTTTTGCATATCCTTCTGGAACATTTGTGATGAGATATCCTGGTTTAACATCATATTGTGGCGTATAACTGAAATTAGTACCATTAAAATTAGTGTGCTGTAATCTACCATTTTTGCTACAAACTGTATAATTATTAATCAATGCGCTAAGCGTCTATCTAGTATTAGTGTCTTTATTAAGTATTTCTAATGCGTCTTTATCTTTAGTAATATTGTGAAGGTTCTTTACTAATGGTATTAATACATCATCGTGTATAATCATATTACAACAATCACAGTTATCTTTCTTATCATATACACTGAATGTACCAGTACTCTTTTTCATAGGTATCCAACCACCACAATCACATGTAGAGTAAGCTACACTATTTAATCTTTCTAAGTCACATGGTAACTTAGCCTAATAACCATTGATAGGTATTACTTCTACTTTGTGATCTAGTTGATTAACTGAACCTATATTCATTAAAGCTTCTCCAATCCATTGACGTATATCTGTAATAGGTATTTCAGTTTCATTTAAACCTAAGTCCGCAATTACTTTAGCAATCACGGCTTTACTACTTGTCATTTTGTAAATCATATTTCTTCGTAATCGTGAACTTTATTTTTAATTATGCTAGCCAAATTTCTCTTATTGGCTCTACTTAACTATATCTAGTATTTACTTTTGTTTTTAACTAGTAAATCCTATTTATCCCAATATAATCGATACTTATACCCATTAGAATGTTCATTTAATAGGTAAATTAATTTACCATATTCTTTAGTAGCCTAATAATCAATTCTAAGACTTCTACCATCTAAATGCTTTGGCTACTTTTTAATTATCTACAAGCTGCCCATTCTATATGGCAACTTTACTCTTTTACTTTCTTCTATTATCTAATCTCTTAGATATTGAAAGTATTCTGTTATAATCTTTCTATATGTGGTATAGTCAATATCGTAAACAGTATCTGGTTCGATATTACTTAAATAAGAATTATAAAACGATGGAATAGTATAGGAAGCAGTTTTAAATGCAGATTTATTTAATTCATTCATCGTCTTATACTTCTGTTAACATTCTAATTCATCACATTCTAAGTATCATCCTTACTATCGTTAGTAGTATCAGATACTTGCTATCTCATAGTTAAGAAATCTTTAGTAAATATTAACTACTTAACTGTACCCCACATATAAGCTGGTAAAGGATATTCATCCTTATCTGGATCATAACACAGTTTGTCTTCAGTAGGATCTTCAGCAATTATTTCTACATCAATATATTCTAGTTGATTAGCATCACCTTCTACATATATTCTATTACCTTTAACATATGCAATATAATCTTTACAGGTATACTTTCTATATTTCTAGAATTTCATTTTAGTTTCAGAATCTAATTGAATAATATTACCATAGGCATCTTTTACTGTTATTACTGAAGTAGTAAGTTTAGTACCAAGTAAAGTAGGTAATTCTTTATCTCCTTGGTATTCTGCATGACCTGGATCTTCTTCTATTTTATCCAAATGCATGCGTATAGTCTAATAGAAGATCTAGTCTAATTGCTCTCCCTTATCTAACTTCTGTTTTAATAAGTAAGCTCGATAGGTTTTAATCCACAATTCTATCTAGTATCTACTGAGCTTTTCACTCTCAGTAATCTAGTTGTTTCTAGCTTCTAATAGAATATCATCAATGAGCTCATTTAATGTCATATCTATATATTTAAATTATAATTATAATAGTCATAAAACGCATTTTAAGACTTACTGTAAATTTTTATAGTATCTTAGATACACTCCTTAACAGAAACTAATAGCCTTTCTTAAAAAGCTTTATAATAATTTTCCGAGCGAAGCGAAGGAACTCTGAGCGAAGCGAGGAAATATTATTACCACATATAAACAACAAAAGCTCGTCCACTATATAGTGAGCGAGCCTCGTAGAGGTGAGCGAACGTTGTGAGCGTTGCCGAGTATTATTTCATTGGAACTGGTACATTAGGCATAGGTGGCATTGGTGGTTTAGGAAACCCTCCCATAAACATCTTCTTAGTATCTTCGATCATCTTCCTAATATCAGCAACATCATTCTTTAAATCGTTTATTTCTTTACTATTGTCAATAGTATTTGTTATTATAGGAGCTTCTACCTGCGCTTCTAGTTGATCTAAAATATCTTTACACTTTTCCATTTCTTCATCATACTTACTTGCAGCTTCTTTTTTAGCTTTGAACTCGTTATAGTTCTATCTAACCATATTAGCTATTTCTTCTTTGTTAGTAGCAACAGTAAGTCCTATAGAAGTATCATTAATAATCGAACGCTCAGCTGGCACTGATAGTTTCTTAGACTCTCCATTACAGCTAATAAACACATCAACTAGTTTACGTCTGCTCTATCCTGGTATTGGAAACTAACCTTGAGGTAAAGCTTCATCATAAGGATTTGAAACCTAAGTAATGGAACCAAGACTATAAACAGTAGTCTTTTTAAATGTCCCTAGAACTTCTAATACGTGCACGTGATCTCCTATTTTTAATTGACTAAATAACATAATTGAATTGGTTTTAGTAGGGCTACCTTTTACAGTAGCCCTAAGTTTTTATTAAGCAGTAGCTGGTGCTACAATATGATTTATAGTCTGAAATACTCCAGTACGTTTATCATAGTATATTAGATATTTATTACCAGTTGAAATTTCTTCTGTCGGCATCTAATCACCAGAACCATTTAGTAATGCTTTACCACTATTAGTATTTACACTAGTTGGATTAGATGATACCTAACTAGAACTAACAGAAGTAGCTACAGATACTAATGATCCTTCTGTTGCACCAGTAGCAGTATGATTAATATTTAATAATATTAAACCTCTGCATGGCAATTGTCTCCATTGAAATGGACATATTCCATAAGTAACAGTATTGTTAGTAGTATCTACATTAGAGAATATAGTATCTAATGTAGGTATACCACCTTGGTCAATACGTCTTACACGATAAGGATTAAAGAAAGGATTAAACATAATTACCTCCTTTCTTATTAGCAACCACAACCGCAACCGTCGTTATATCCGTATCCGTAACCAGTGAATCCACCGTTACATCCGAATGGGTTACAAGTTAAGTAAGCAGGTACTGGACAAGGACGCAACTGATTAACTAAGTTTTGAGTCTATTGTTGAGTAAGAGCAGATAACTGGTATCCTTGTTTTTCATCTCGCAATATGTCAATCTTATTCTGCATTTCACGCATTTCCAGCTGACAGAATTTATCATTGATCATCTGAGTCTGTGCATCTATCTTAGCGCCAATTACATTAAATTTGTTAGCATTATCTGTTAGTAAGTTATTGAATCCACTAGTAATTGCATTCTACAAAGTATTAGTTTGCTGACAGATAGACAGTCTATTGTCTGCATTCATTTGAGTCAAGTTCAAATTAACAGAGTCAATTGAACGTTGAGTCTGGCAGCAGCAGTTAGCCAACTGAGAAGCTAAGTTAGCATTACCAGAAGTAATAGCATTAATTACTTCACAGCTAGCCAATTTAGTATCACAAGCAATCTGACTTACGCTAGTATTAATAGTATTCAAAGCTGTCTGTACAGCATTAATATCACAATTTAAAGTATTAGACAAAGAACTGATAGCATCTTTGTTACCTTGAATAGCCTGCATTAACAGACTTGTGTTAGTATCGGTATTCAACTGAGAAGCAAGACGACTAGCATCATCACTACCTCTACCAAAACCGTTACCTCCAAACCCGCCCCAGCAGAAGAAGATTAGGATGATCCAAATCCACCACCAACCGCCGTTTCCACCGAAACCGCCGTTGTTCATCATAGCCATAAGAGCAGCAGGGTCCATATTACCTTTGTTTGCATTCTGCAAAAGTGCAGCTACACCTGGATCTATACCAGCGTTTTGTACTAAAATTTTTTCAGGTTCGTACATAGTTCTCATAAATTTTGATTAAATTAATATCTTGATATTCTTCTTTCATACATAGGTTCATATCTATGCATTCTTTCCTCTTCACGTTCACGATCTAAATATTCATCGTCTTCGTCATAGTCATAACCGTAGCGAGTCATTCTTCCTCCTCTACCTCTTCCACGTCCTCTACCACCACGAGCATAACGATACTCATGCTCTTCATCTTCATCGTCTTCAAGCATTAACATCGTCTTAGCTTCTTTGCGCAATTTATCACACATAATATAGCAATAGTAATACCACATCTTTCCTTCTTCTATATCTTTGTCATTCAACCAAGCTTTTGCTAGTTCTACAAAGTATTTAATGTGATCACTGCTTGTCATAGTAACAACTGCACGATAATAGTCGGAGCGTATCATATTGAGAGCAACGTACCAATCATACTTGTTGTATTTCTCACCTTTCAGATTGATTCCGTACTGGTTAGCGATTGAAGTAGTTTCTTCTAAACTCCAATGTTCTCCACGAGAGCCATCTTCGTTTTCCATCTTAGAGACTGCTTTTAGTGCACATTCTTCATTGAAGTGTGGACCATACATAGCCTCATAACGCTCTATTTTCAGTCTTTCTCTCATTGCATTAATTGATTTAATTATTCGACTTATAAAGTTCATTTTGATAAATCTATTATTCTAGTATTTTCTACATTGATTAACTTGTTACTGTTATCAATTTGGTACTTATAAATAGTTCGTTTTTTAAAATCAAAGTGAAGGAGTCGCTAGAACCAATTCTTATAATTACGCTTATATTCTTTTTTAGTATGAATAAATAGTGATTGTGTATTGCGAATGTCGATACTATGTGTTAGGAGCGTATCTCTTTTATTTATTATGATTGATGTCAAGTTGTTTGGTTTGATTTCCACTTTAAAGTCAGTTGATCTAACTACTACTGTAGTATCATGTACTACTTTCTACTCCTATATTTGTACCTATTTCAACTCCTTCTCTTTGATCTTTAATTTCTTTACTGTAGCTTGTACTTCTTGTATTAAGCTATCTTTGGTTTCTTTAAATTCATCTAGAGTAAGCTATAACACTCTATTATCATTCTTCTACTATGTTGCTAGCTATTCATAGTAAAGATAGTTATTAGTTACTCTATCTATTTCTCTATTCTTCTTATCTAGCTAGTTATTCTAATAAAAACAAATGGCAGCGAGAATCGTAATGATAATCACTGCCATTGCTTTGTAATTCCTTTTAAACCAACCGATAATGTTACTTATTAATCTTTTTGCTAGACTTATCAGTATTGGTATCATTTGTAATAGTATTTTGTTCTTCTAAGATGTCTGTTATATCTACATCTAAATATTTTTCTGCTTTCGACTTTATAATCTTTGTGAAGAGTTTTGTAACCAATGAATTAGGTTTTAATGCTTTCCTAGATTCTAATAATGATATTATTTCTGCAAAACATATTGCTCCTGCTGCAACTTTAGCTAGCACCAGATCAGCATATGTCATAAATATAAACTTATCTAATAAAGTAAATCCCGCTATCATTATAGCTGCAAATCCTAGTTTCTCAACAGTAGACCAGAACTTACCAGATTCAAAATGTTTAGATCCGGTAAACTTTTTGCAAACTTTATAACCATAGATTAAGTCTAATATTATGAATAAGAACGTAACTCCTATCAAAGGCACTGATGGGGCTAGTATAGTTGCAAGTCCACCTAACCAACCTATTATAGATTGGTATCCGTTAGCAAATATACGTTTTACGAGGTTCATTATCTATTCACTTCTGCTTAACACGTTACTTAAGTTTTATCTGAAATAAAAATGCTAGTCGGTATGATTACTGCTAGCATATGTTAAAGTCTCTGCAATTATATAACTATAACGTACTCATTATTCGTATGTTCTATTTCCTTTACGTATATCCAGGTAATCTAATAGCTCTTTATGTTTAATAGTTTTATTAAGTAAAGAATAACAGTTAGCATGTTTAAACCATCCTATATAGCTAGCCATTTTTTCTTCTATAATATTTGTAGTTAGTACTTCACCACCGAACCGCCAGTCCAGCGCCACCAACCCACCCCCCCCCCACCAAAACCAACAAAGCACACCCAACCCAATTCTAGAGAAGCAACCTGTGGGTATTACTTAACTATACCGTATTGCATAATTAAGTCATTACTCCGCCCACGGGAGATATGTTAATCGAGAACCGATATCAGCATTGGAATAACCAACCCCTAACACGGAATTAAGAAGGAATAGACCCGCCCCGCCGCCACCGCCAGAGCGACCACCGATTACCAAACAGTGTTCTGAACTATCCGTATTATCCTAATTATAGTCACACCAGTATGTAGTTTCTAATGCATCGCCACACGATAAAGCAAAAAAGTCACATGTAGATGTAGTAACTATTTTTCTTTTAAATCCTGTAGCAACGCCGTTTGCTGCTATATTTTTATAGTATGGATTATCTGTAACAGAATCACCAAAATGGTCTGGAGAATCACACTTATACCAAAATCTAGCGCTAAAACCAGAAATATACGCACTGATAATATCATCTGTATGTTTCCACACATGACCAAATGGATTTTCAATTCCCCTATATCTATTACATTTATGTGTAATAGTAGAAGTATTTGATCCAGATGAATCAGTCTATTGTATAGTTACAATAACTTCACCAGAACCACTACCTAAACTATCAGAACTTCCAGTAGGAATAAACGAGTAAGTTTGAGCTCCGTTGATAGTTGCTGTTCCTGTAGTACAACCAGAACCTAATCCACCTTGTCTAAATCCTTCAGGAGTTAGTTCAGTATTAACAGCCTTTTGTGAATTTCTAGTAGCATATTCTACTAAGAACAAATGACATATAGCTCTATGTTCATTATATGTATATATATTCCATGAATTTCCTAAACCATTAGCTCTTGCTTTTGGTCTTACAGTAGCTCTTGTGAAATTAACACTAGGTATTTTATTTTTAGTAGATCTGTAACAATTTCCATCAACATAACCTTCATATGCAGATACATAAGCTTCTTTATGATGATGCCATCCCGGTTTAGCATGTGGACATATTTTTAAATTATGTATTTCAGTAGATTCTACATAATCATCTATCCACCAAAATTCAGGTATTTTAATCATTACATTTATGTTATTGTCTTCTAGTAAAGTATCTACATCTCTCCATCCTCCAGCAGAATAATTTTCACATTTAGTCCAACTATCGTTTAGCTTTAACATTCTATATAAAGGATTTCCAGCTTTGAAATGTATATATCCTTTCATCATACTCTATATAGGCAACGATCTATGCATATCCATATTACCAATACGAGTACAATCTGGATTAGATGATGTTTCTGACCATGATACACCATACCAGTCTGGAGCATCTAATGTTTTAATGTTACCTAATACAAAATTACTTGGTCTCTATGTAGTGGCTGGACTACTTAATATGTTCTTAATATGAGTAGAAGCCCATTTACATACTATATTAGTGTTTGTTCCCCACTATGCACTAGTTCTAATCCATATTTCTACTTCATTAGACGTAACAACGTATCCAGCTATAAATACAGCAACAGAAGGGATAGCCATACTACTTAAAATACGTAATTCTACATTTTCTACATATCTAGTAGAAGCAGTCAATATTCCATAATAAGTATATTTTTCACCAGAATCCGCTCCACCAACTATTTCAAATACTACTTTTTTATCCTATGTTATTTCCTAATCAACTAATGGTAACGTGCAAACTTTAATCCAATTTTCAGCGTTAGTCTAATTTACACTATTTATAGAATACTTAACAGATATACTATTACTATTAAATTCTGAAACTCCATAACCATCTACCATATCTGCATTCAGATTGGTACATAGAGTAGTAGAAGATACTTGTATAGGTGCTGTACCAGTAGCTACAGTAGATATCAATTTACTACCACTAATAGTGGAACTGTTTATTAAAGCTCCTGTCATAGTATCACCAGCTTTCTTTACATAAGTAGTAGTAGGATCTACACCTAATGCACTAGTTACATTATTCTTAGTTATACTGATAGTGCCACCATCTGCTAATGTTATATTACTACCTATCTTAACACCACCTAATGCACTAGCTGTAGCAGCAGGTAATACATACTTATTAGCTTCAGCTTCAATAGCAGCTAGTTTATTCTTTTCAGGAGTAGTATAATCATTAGTACTAAGACCTTTACCTTCAACTTTATTAACCTTAGTCTTTTCAAGAACTAATACCTAACCAGTTAAATCTTCTACATCTGTTCTTAAAGCTTCTTCTACACCAGTAGCTCTTTCTACTTCATTTGCTATAGCTGTAGCATTAGCAGACTCAGCACCTTTAGCTCTAGTTATTTCACTAGCTAAATCACTCGTTAGTTTCTATTCTGCTGCTTCTGCTCTAGTCTATTCAGCTGTTACAGTAGTATCTGTATATGATTTAGCTTGTTTAATAGCATTAGCTATAGAACCAGTAGTAGATTCATTACCATTAATAATAGCAAGTTTATCTTCATTTACTTTTACTCTGTTAGATAATGAAGATACATTGTTATTGATAGTAGTATCAGCTTGAGTTCTATCAAGTATCTCTTGAGCTAAGTTATCAGCTACTTCTTGAATACTACCTTCAATAGCTGTAGTATCAAATGAACCTGATAAAGCATCCCAACCATCTTCAGTCCATACTACATTAGTACCAGCATCATAGTGTTTACCGCCTAAGTTAAATGCATTAGTAATATTATATACATCACCAACTACATTATTATCTTTAGGTAGAGCTTCAAATGTACTAGATCCTTTTACTTTATAAGCACCAGATAATTTAGCATCTACTTGTGCCTTAGTATAAGTATCAGACTTATCTGCTTTTAATGCTAATGCAGCATTAGTTGCAGCAGTATGATCTGTAATCTTATTATCAAGTTCTTCTTCTTTAGCCTTAGCTCTATTAGTTTCTACTAAGATAGCTGCATTTCTATCACTAACTTCTGTAGCAATAGCTTCTTTTCTATCTTGTACTTCTTTGTTTATAGCATTAGTATGTTGCGTGTCTACTTGAGTAGATCTATTAATTTCATTCTGTAAATTAGTACTAATAGTCTATTCAGCAGATTGAGCTCTATTCTTCTCAGTAGCTATATCATTGCCTAATTTAGTTTCAGCAGCACGAGCAGTAGCAGCTTCTTTATCTATATTACTTTGTAAAGTAGCTAAAGTCTATTCTAATGAATCTGAATCAATAGCAATACTAATCACATTATCTTCACTAATACTAACGTCTTTACCTGGTTTTAACTTATTAATTAAGTCATTATAATCACCAGATGTAGCTACTGGTTTAAAATCTGGTTTGTTAGTAATATTATCCCATTGTACAGCTAGATCACCAGATGCACTAATTACATTAGTTTCTTGATCAATTTCAATGTTCAAACCTGCAATGAGTTTCTTCTAATACTTTGCACGTATATCAGCAAAGGTATCAATCATCTCAGTATGAAGTTCCTATAACTGATGCTGCTTAACAAAGTCTAAGAAATCTTTAGATGTAATGATACCAGCTGATCCAGTAGATGCTATAGGTAGTGATATAGAATCATTACTTCCATCATACTTAAACATTACCATAGTAATATTATTAGGATTAGAAGTATTAAATTGTATATTTTTTATTACATCTTTTACTTCTTCATCATCTACTTTACTATCTACATCTCTAACATCTGCCTTATTATTAAGCAGATTGTTTACTTGTGTTTTAGTATAGTAGTTACTAAGATCAGGTACACCTCCAGATGCAGCTAGTCTTACCCATTCGGTTCCATTGAAATATTTAATGCTACCACCATAAGGATTATCAGATAGGTCAACCCAATAGTCTATTTCTTCTGGATTAGGCTGAACAGATGTTGCAAAAAATATTATTCTATTTTGTACCATATATATACTTATTTATTAAGCTGCTGGAGTTTCTAGTGCAGCAACTCTTGTGGTTAAAGCATCAATTAAATCTTTTAAAGCTTTGCCTTGAGCAGCAGCTAAAGCTTCTGTAGTACTAGTACTTGTTAAAGTGTTATTTATAGTCACTTTAGTATCTGCTGTAGGAGGTGTATATCCTAATGCACTAGTAACATTAGCTTTACTAAGACTAATTGTACCATTACTATAAGAAATATTTGCTCCTACCTTTACTCCACCAATAATTTCAGCTGTAGCTGTTGGTAAAACATATTTATTTGCTTGTGCAGCAATACCATCTAGTTTAGTTTTATATGCATTAGTAAAGTCATTACTAGACAATTCTTTACCTTCTACTTTATCTACTTTACCTGATTCAAGTGCTTTGATTCTAGCACTCTGATCATTATCTATATCATCATTTAAAGGCAACCATTTACTATCACCTGCATAATACTTAATTACATTACCTTTTGGATCTGCTGCTAAGTCAACCCAGTAATCAAACTCTTTAGGATTTGGAGCTATATAGCTTCTTGTTATTCTTGTCATATACGTATATTTTAATTATTAATTCTAATGTAATGCAAATTGCACTAAATTTTTACATCCGTTGGGATCACAATATTGTATTACTGGTCTAGCTACTCTCACTGCACCAGTATTGTTAGTATCAAATACTACACTAATATTATCTGTATTTACTATAGGGTGTATCCAATCTTGACCACCAACAAAAGATAATCTACCTAATGTTCTATTAATAGGTATACTAATTACCTCACCTTCTTTAGTTATACGATGAGGAGTCATATTATACGCATTAGCTAGTTCTGGTATGATGCTGATAGCCGAACTATCCTAATACATAATACTATAAAATATTGTTTCTTTATTCATATTACTATAACGCATTTTAAGGCGTTTTAAGCCATTTTCTTTATTAAATGAACAACTTATCCGTTGAATTCTAAAAGCTTCTTAGAAGAGTCCTTAGGTACGTAACAATCAATGTGAGACCACCCGTCGATATTAGCTTCTAATCTAATAGGATATTCAAATAGTTCAGCATTCTATCTTACTATATTATTCACTGTATTACTATCTAAATCCTTTACATTAAAGTCTATTGCCTTACCTAAACAGTGTGCAGATAAGTAAATACTGCTTTTACTCTTTACTAACTAACACATATTACAACGCAATCCTCTCTATGAGAACTATCCACCAGATTTCCAAGTATTAATAGTAATAGGTTTATTGAATATCTTAGTACGTAGTATATACAAAGTACTAAGTAATTCAGTACTTATAAACTACCAAGAAGTTTCACCAAATTTATTATAGCAATGCGGACATACTAATTCCTAAACTTTGAAATATTTGCTTACTTCTTTTATTAATTCATTTCTATCCATGTGATTTTATGTATAAATTAAATAAGAGTTTTCGACATTAAGCTACTAGCCCTATTAATGAATTTATGTTTTTTACCTAGAGGTAAGGTCTCTCTCCTAAGGTAGCCATTATATGATAAAATACGTTAATTGTTAATAGTAATTTATTTACTCGATATCAGCATTGGAATTACTAAGACTGTTGTTAGACTTCAAATAGAACTAACCTGCATTAGAACTATTACTCAAGTTACTGCTTTTTATTCACGGAGAGACAACCTATAATTTAATTATGGCAGATATACTAAACGACACCCGAGACCAGCACGGGAATCACCAAGACCGTCGCCAGACCCCAAATCGAACCAACCCGCACCAGAACCATAACCCAAGCTACCGCCTATAAAAACAGTTCTATTAGCTGTACTATTAGATGAATAAGTATAGTCAGTAAAGTAACTACTAGATTGATTATGAGTTCCAGTACCTGGTGCTACAAATAATTCAAATTGTGGAGTATATTGCAAATCTTTATACCAATTATTAACAGTTACTGTACTACATTTAAATTCATAATTACTTAATGTATCACTAAATTTAGTACGATCTTCTGTATAGTATACATCATTAACACCTGTTTCTGCATTATAATGAACGATTACATCAATAGTATTTTTAAATACATGACCAAATGGATTTTCAATGCCACGGTATCTATTTGCTTTTCTAGTAACAGTGCTAGTAACAGTTCCTTCCGCATCAGTATTACTAAACTGTTGAGTTATTTGACCAGATCCATTACCTAGACTATCTGTACAACCACAAGTAAATACAGAGTAAACAGAAGCACCATTGACACTAATAGTTCCATCTGTAGCTCCAGTACCAAGACCACCTTGTTTGTAACCTTCAGCTGTTAATTGATCGTTAACATTTAATTGTCCATTCATATTAGCATACTCTACTATATATAGTAAAGCAATAGCTTTATGTATTTTATAAGTATATATGTTCCAGTGGTCATTGCCATTAGCTCTTGCATATAACTAAGATGTAGATCTATTAATAGATACTGTTGGCTTAACTGTACCATTGTTAATAGACTTTAATACTTTATTATCATTATATGCTTCATATGCAGAACAATACGCTTTAGGAAAATGTTCAGCTCCTTTTACTTCATGTTGATACAGTCTTAATTCAATATTATCATCAGTAACTACAGTTAAAGCCCAAAATTCAGGTATTTCTACCATAGTATTAAGAGTATAATCTCTGTCTGTACCATCTTCATACTTAGTCCAATCTGTTGGATTTAAATATTTTACTGTTCCATCAGAAGACACAGTACAACCTTTCATCTTAGACTATATAGGTAGATTCTTATGATAGTCTGCAATACCAGTTCTAGTCCTAGCAGAACTTACCTATTCATAAGTAAAAGATATTCCATAATAATCTAGATCATCTTTATTCTTATTATAAGTAGCAGCATCATATTCTCTTTCATCTATGATGACTCCTCTATCATCAACATCGTATTCTAATACTTTATTGCCTAATATGTGGTGCATTGTTATTGTTTTCATTTCTTTCTCTGTTTCTATACATATTATCTACTAATAAATCAGCTATAACATTTATACCTAACTATTTGCTATCACTAATTAATTGTTCCTACATTACTACTAGGAGCATCTAATAGATGCCCTCTAGTAGTTCTCTGTCACTCAACTGTTTGATCTGATTGTGTAATTGATTGTTCATTCTTAATACTATTTAAAGCGTCTATAAAGAAAGGAGTACCGTATTGATTAGCATAATTCTGTATAATAGAAAACTCTTCTTCTGTATACTCTTCTTCTCCTTTTGAATTATATATCTTAAGTGCTAAGGAATGCCCAGCAATACCCTGAGCTGTCTTATATATACCATCAGCTAATTCAGTAACTATATTTATTAATTGACTATCGCTTTTAGCTAAATTAGTATATACTTTGAATTCTTTAAAATTTATTTTCATACGTTTCTTTATTTAATTTTATTATCCTGGAGAACAATAGAATTCCCACCATTGACCTCCTGTTCCTTTTATAAAAATGTAAGAATGTCCAGCGCGACATGTCAAACTACCAGATGAATTACCATCAGAATGCCACAGTGTACCAGAAGATGGTCTTACAGTAAAATCATATGCTCCTTTTACAAATATCATAGTTCCCTCTCCAGCAGTATTAGACAAACTGATAACAACACCATGTTTTTGTACTCGTATAACGTAAGATCCATACGCATCAGTTGTCTCATGTGACGCACTCATTTGTGTAGTTTTCAATCTTAAACCTTGTATATAACCTCTATCTATATACATAGCAGGATTTGAATTACTGGAAGCATCAATAGATAGTGGAATATAATACTCTTGTAAAGAGTTTATCTAAACTCCACACATATGATTCTTATATAAATAATCTGTTACAGGAAGACTTTTAACGTATCCACCAAAAATTGATATAATACCAGATCCATCGTTTGTAGGTCTTTGTATTACTACTCTAAGTCCTTCTTTATTTAATGTACTTTTTGTATCAAAAGTTCTAGTAGTAGTATCATTACCTATAGCTTTATCAACAAACTGACCTGTCATAGTAATGTTTCCACCAGTAATAGTTAAACTGCTAGTAGTACAGTTAGTAAATGTACCATTAGTAAATGTACCAGAAGTAGCAGTAATTGTACCAGTAAACGTACCAGAAGTTGCAGTAATATTTCCTTTTATAGTTGCAGATTCTGCTCTAAATTCACCAGTACTGCTATTCATATATAGTTTAGCTGCACTAGATGAACTACCTCCGTCACCTGACCAAAATACATTATTAGAGAAATGAAATGCACCTAATACAGCATTATCTGCTAACAATGTATTAATTGCCATGGCACTAACACTAGACACTAATTCCCAGTATGATGAACTAGAACTAGGAGTTTGACCGTATACTCCGCCAGAATTAACAGTCTTAACTAGATATACACCACCTTTGTAAATCACCTAATCTCTAACATATGCATTACTAGGATTTTCATAATTACTTAGACCTATTGATGATGCCGTAGCATAGTAATATCTAGTAGATGAATTCCAAACTCCTCTAAATCTAATATCTGTATATTGAGTGTTAGCAGCTGACCCATCTTGTCCATTCTAACCATCAACTACAACGGTAACGGTTGCAGATGCTGCCACAGGATTATCGTTATAAAGTGGATACTCAGATGGATTAAATGCTACAGTGTAATAATTATATTTAGCAGAACTGGCTATATTGAATGTAATACTAGATACTCCAGACCATCCACTGCCTATTTCTGTACCACTAGATGAACTAGTTGGTGCACTACTATTACTACCATATATTTCCCAATAACCAGATACAGCTGTTAATTTTCCAGTACCTGTTTTCTTGTATGCTCTAAATGTCATACTACTAGGTTCATAAGATGCAGTTCTAGTCAAACGTATTGTAGCTGCTCCAGGAGTAATTATATAAGTAGTAGCATCAGTACCTGGTGTTCCTGGTTCTCCTTTATCACCCTGATCTCCTTTATCTCCGTCTTGTCCATCTTGACCGTCTTTACCCCATTTAGTCCAAATAAAACCGTCTGACCAATCTCCCCATGTTCCATCTTTCTTTTTACGTGTCCAGCATACCTGATATGGAATATCTTCACTTACACTTACAGCATTGTCTGTATAAGTAAACGCAGAACCTTTACATGTTTTATTAGGTATATGCTCATCTGCTTGATAATCGCCATTTATGTAACTAGGACCATAAGTAGGGGAAGCCGGGTAATAGGTTTCGTTCTTACTACATAAAGCCGCCTAATCGTAATTAGCAAATCTAGCGAATATATATTCATAACCATCCCCATCTTTACCTTTATCTGCGAATACAGACCATAGACCTGGTTCTGAATAAGCTCCCCATTTCTACGTACTCTTATCTTTATATCTTTGAGTTACATATTCATATCTGTGTGAATCGTCTACTCCCTATGGGTTATCAAACCACTGTGTACCATCTGGTCCAGTACCTGTCCAGTCTGTAGTTTGATTAGTATTAGGCTTTTGAGGATAATTATTCTTATCATTATTACGAGCATATAAGAATTCAATACTATTACCGTCTTCACCATCTTTACCATCGGCTCCAGTAAGTCTTATTAATCCAGTCCAAGCAGTTAATGAACCATCTGCGTTTTTAAATCTATGAATTTGCCATACATATTGACCTTCTGGTGGAACCATTTCAGAATCTTCAGACCATCCAGATGCAGCTTGATCAGTAGGTATACTTGGAGTAGTAGCTGATATTTTATATCTATATTGATAATTACCGCCACTTAAACCAGTCTCACCCCATTTAGCCCATATAGCTGGTTTTTGAAACGCTGACCATACACCATCTGTTTTTTTACGTACACTTACCCATTCAAACATCAAGTTTTCTCTAACTCCTTGGGGATCATCAGTCCAATACATTCCTCCAGGAGAAGTAGTAGTTTGTGCTATACCGTTAATAAACGCCTGAGGACGCGCTTCATCATCTGTATTGTTAGCGGCTACAGGAGTATCAGGTGCAATGTTTTCGGCTTGTGTACGATAGTAGATATATTCATAACCATCGCCATCCATACCTTTTTCACCCCATTTAGACCACAATGTTGGACCTTGCCAATTGCCCCAATTACCAGTACCTGCTTTAGCAGCTGGTTTAGTACGTTGAGCTACCCATTCGTATTGCCAAGTTTCGCTAACACCTTGTGGATTATCATACCAACCGTTAGCTGGTTCTGTATAATCATCTCTATTACTATTAGCTGGTAAAGTAGGTGCAGAATTATTTTGTGTAATCTTATATACAAACTCTATATCATTACCATCATTACCGTCTTTACCATCAGCTCCTGTTAAACGGAAAGGTTCTGACCAACCAGAAGTAGACTTATCTGAATAAACAGTTTGTATAGACTGCCATACCCAAATACCTTTTTCTGGATCTCCTTGCGGTGGGTCCATAGTCCAAGTGTATTTATTGTTTGGGTCTTTAGGTGGAACAGTATCACCTATAGGAGTAGGTGGTGGTACGCTTGATTCAGTATATGCAAATCTAGTATACTCACCATCTTTACCAGCTACTGAAGCACCACGGAATCTATTAGGATCTCCCCATTCTACATTAGGATCATCTACTTCGATAGAGCTTTTAGTAGACATCCATATTGCAGATGCTGTATAATTTCTATGCCAACCGTTGGTAGTACCATCACCAGTAGGTCTATCAGGTATAGCATCGTTATCGTTATATGTAGTCCATAATGAATTAGGTTGTAAATGGAACTATAATACTACTGTCTTTTTAAATGTAGCATTACCTTCACAGTTAATTAACAAGTCTATATGAGGACTATTAGTAACAGATAAAATATCTGTAATTGTGAATATACCATTAGCCATCGTACACTTAAGACCTGTTGCTTCCCAAGTTAAGAAGTAAGATCCTTCAGCATATACATCTGAATATGATAATTCTGTAGTACCTTTAAAAGCTTGTACTCCAAATGTTAAATTATCTAGCTAGCTATACTTATCTAATATGTTTAATTCATTATCCACAATAACAGATAGGTTGTCTTTAGTAAGATTTACCGAGTAAGCATCTTGTCCTTTGAGGCTATCTTCTTGTTCTGGAGTAAACTAAATCATAGCACCTGTCATGTAGACATTAGTTAAGTAAGCACCATCTCCATGTAGTACCCCATCATCTGGAGCTCCAGGAATAGTCAACCCTTCTATTTTACCAAATTGTGATGCTATATTAGTCCAATCTATTGCCCAAGTACTAACATCTTTTAAGAACCTCTTATAATCTCTTGTAGAATACGCACTAGATTGTCTTGTCTCATCTAAGAAATTACCATATACTGCAAATTTCATATTAGCAGTAGGATGTTGAGTGGTATTAGGCTTTAATGAATATCTAAATTGTTTACCTCTTTCATCTAGAATTTCAATAGGGGTAAAGTAAGCAGTACTAAATCCCTGCATTTTTTCAAACCCACATTCATCTGTACCAGGAGTAGTTTCATTTACCCCACTAATATTATGCCATATACCTCTACATATATCATTAACATGTAACCCACTGTATTCTCCTTCTTCTAGTTTAAGTGTAGCTATCTAGTTTTTAGTATCTACTGATTCAATTGTACCAAAAGCAATGGAATTCCACAGTTCGCCGCTTACTACATCTACTCGATTAAAACGCAATTCTGGTACAGATAAGAATTCTCTAAGAGTTAAGCTTCCGGCTTCTATATTACCGTGTTCATCAATTATAGCTCCATCTCCAAGTAGTCCTGATATATAATTACCAATAGTAATTCCTTTTTTAGCATATATCATACTATCAGCTATTACACTATTCTTAAATGTAATAACACCCAATGCTGTATCATCGTATAGTTTACTTAAGAATAACTTACCGCCTTCTGATGCTATTAATGCTTTAACTACAGCAGTGTCGATAATACCACCTTCGCCACTAATATAATCTGCCAATACAGCTGGAGATACATTATGCCATGTACCATCACTACTATACTATATTAAGTCTCCTTCTGTAATATAAGTAATGGTAACATCTTTTAGAGTAGATAGGTGATTAATTCTTTCTACTAATGTATCAAGTTCGCCAACATTATTGTTCAATGTGGTTACATCACCCTATAAGCTTCGTACTAAACCAGTTAATTCCCTAAGGTCATCTGTTGTTGCATACTATGCCATTATTTCAATAGTTTATCTATTAGTACTAATAATTTGTGTTTCTCTTCTTCTGATATACTAAACGTATCTCCTTGTTTTAGTATATCTTCTACGTAATTTGAACACACTAAATTTAATATTTGAATACGATCAAATGTTATATTATACTTAGTCATATTGTTCAAATGTTTACCTATTTTATAATTATTTTCTATCATAACTAACAACAACCATTATAACAAGACCTGCAAGTTTTACATGGTCTATGACAATTAAATACTCTATTATACTTACAACATATGTGTTCGTTAGGTATATCTAATAAACGGCATATATCTACATAATACTGTATAGCGTCTTCAGTAAGATTATTAGCTCTAGCGTAGTCTAACAATTGTGACTTAAACTACAACATTAATATTTTTTCTTTTTGATGCTTGTCTAAGCAAGTGTAACAAAAACTAACCAATGTATTCACTTTTTGATAGTATAGATTCTTTTCGTCATATGCTATAGCATGAGCAGTTTCACTTCCTACTACTGTTACTATAAACGAGGTAGCGTCGTATTCTTCTATATTGATATTTATACTATTATCACTTATTTGAGGACTACTGATAATTATTTCATGATCTGCATCATTACTAGAATGATAAGTTTTCGATAGTATACCATCTAAGTATACTTTAGTAACTCCAGCTACTGAATCTAATTCAATTGTTAGAAGGTTATTTTCTATCTTTGCATTAATTATTTTCATATTTATAAAAATTAAAAAGGCGAAGCCGAGGATAAAACCTCAACCTCGCCTGGTTTTAAATAAAGAAACCGTGTATCATTAAGCAGCACTAGTATCAACGCCAGTGATAAATGCTTTAAGATTCTTAACAAACTGAGATGCACTCAAATTAGCTGCTTCTTCAACATACAATTCAGTAGTCAACGGAGTAGTTTTAATATACTGATTGTCTGGTGATAAATACAGATTATCATTTTCAATAGTAATATAATCGTACTTCGCACCTTCAGTAACATTACGTTTAGGTTCAACAATAGGATATGCATCTGTAAATACATGACCTTTGTAACCTAACATACGTACTTCCATATCACGAACTTGTTTCCAGTAACCTTTACCAGGTTTACCAGCAGTCTTAGTAATAGTTGCACCAGGAACTGCTTCAGGAACATTAGACAACAATGCACCAGGAATAGTAACATACAGAGAAGCTTCCATAGAAACTACAGAATATTCATTTAATGAATAAACACCTTCATTATCATCCTTAGGAAGAGCTGTAAGTGTTAATTTATGACTTGCAAATGTAGCACTTACTCTACGATTTGCGTGTTTATTAATTTTCTTTAACAGTGCATTACCCAAATCATCAGCAGTTTCAGTAGTAGCAACTACTTCGTAAGTATGAGTGAACTGTCCCGGAGCTTCATACATATCTTTATAAACAATGCGCAAAACGTATCTGTGACCGATAACAACAGTAGCACTAGTTAAATCAATTTCGATTTTTTCTTCTACAGGTGCAACATAATCACCAATTACATAAGAAGGTTTAGAAGCTTTCTAAATGGCATTAGAGTACTCTACAGAACGCTTAGTAGCACTAGTACCATCAGGCAAAGCAATAGTCATATTATCACCAGCTACTCCAACATATACTGTAGATGCAGTTACTGCTGCGGCTTCGTTTTTAATCAAGTTCTTATTTTCATCAAATAAAGCTACAGCACCCTGAGTAAGACTATCTACTGTAGTATAAGATGCTGGACATGTTTTACCGATAAGTACGGTATCTGTTCTTGTAATCATATATAAAAATAATTAATTGTTAGACTTAGCGCTAGTCTAGTTTGTCCTTCTACTTTCCTTATTTCAGATTTCCAGGTCAGACAAACGCATTAATTTATTTGTTATTCCATTGAAGCAATTTCGTTGGAATAAGCGTTATAGTGCTACATTGGTTTAGTAGCAAGATAAATCTAGATTGCCATTTTTACTATTTCCATATGAGTATGTTCTGGCAAATCTGTATATTCTAAATTAGTAATATTACTAGAATCAATCTTAGATGGTTTAGCTAAGTATGTAATCTCGTATTCACTTACTTTATATTTACCATCTGTGTATAATATTACATTGTTATCTTGAATTAGTTTCAGAGGTCTAGCTTGACAATATTTTAATTTATGCTCAGATAATGAATTACCTAATTGTCTATCCAATGTTTCTATTGTAGATTCTAAAGTATCAGTATACTTTATTATATATTCCCCTCTTTCGTTAGTTTCCCAGCATTCATTTAAATTACTTGGCTGTATACCAGCTGTATCTCCAAGTAATAATACATAATCTTCTGGTAACTCTACAGAATAAGAATTACGATCACTTTTATTAATTGAACCTTCAGTATATTTCTTATTTTTAATTAATGTGCGTAAATCGTCTATTCTTTTCTAGGTCTATTCAAATCCCTGAGCTTTAAAATTAATACCAGAATATCTAGTTTTATAAAACTTATCAATAGCCTCATTAATGAATGATATAATAGTATCAGATGTTAGTTTTTCTTTAATAACTAAATTAGGATCCATTAACTATAGTCTACGTTCAAATTCAATTTGAAATCCACGGTCTGTCATAATCATTCATCTATTTGGTTCAACTATGATTTAGTCTAGATTCTCTTAGACTCAATATCTTCTAATGCTAGTTCTACAGCTCTGTTAATTACTTCAAACTGCATATACTCTGGTATTTCACTCATACCTTCAGTTGGTAAGTCTTCTATCTTAGTAGGAAACTTAACATAAGTAATGTCTACTGAATATGTATCGCTAATCATAGACATTGGATCATAGTAAATGTATAAAGTATTGTCTTCTATTACAGCTACTGGCTCTTCTATCCAAGGATTGTTATTATAAGTTTTCTTAAACTTAGTAGCATCAGAATGATCTATTAATTTAACAGTAGCTTTCTTATTGTTGAAGTTTAATGTAGCATCTACAAAAAACATTCTATTCCCGTTAAATAAATTTGTAATGAAACACTTATTACTATTTGATTCTGTATTAGCACCTACGTTATGATCAGTACGTATCAACTTTTCTAAATCATGAATACGTTTTATAGATCCTTCAAAACTAGTCTTTAAGTAGTTATTACCAGTAAACTTGTTACTGATTTCTTGGTATAAACCTTGATCTAACCAGTAATCTATTTCTTCTGGTAAGAAAGCAGGACAACCCCCAAAGGCTACGCTTTGAGAGTTCTTGTCCATTGCTACTTTAAAATATGAGTGAAATTGTTCTCTAGTCATTATTATTTAGATTTGATTTCGCTCATGATGGAAAGGTAAATATCTTGATTAGCTTTGTTTTTTAAGAATGCTATTACATCTTCAAGACCATTACCTATAACATCAGTACCAAAATAATATGTGGCACGGTTCTTGCGAATGATATTTTTACTTAAAGCTTCTTCAATTACAAAGTTAATTTCTTTATTAGGATTATCTACCCAAATTCTAATAAATCTTGCTGGATCAGCTTCTACGTTTTCACCAAGTCTGGCTTCAACTAATTCATTAGACATAGTATCAGCTTTAATTCCAAGAAGTCTAAGACATTTGCGCATATCTTCAAGACTCATCTTATCCAGTGCTCTATAAGCATCACGTTTAACTTTGTTAGCTTTATTAATTTGTTCTGCTTCAGCTTCTTTATTTATAAGTACATAATCAGTAGATGGAGTTACTTTATCAATGCCATTTGCTACTCTCTTATGTCCTAATAGGAATAAATATTGCAATTCACCTTCAGGTCTATCAGTATTAATTACTAATTCTTTTTTACCAATCTTAATTGCAAATGTATCCCAAAATGTGCTATCAGGATCTAATTCTCCTTCAGCTTTACCCATTTTCTGTTCTAGTTCTCTAGCTTTATCTTGAGTTAGACCTGTGTAACGGCTACCAGATCTTGTCCAATATGAGCTCAAGTAATCAAAGCAGTTGGACCATTTTACTAATCCAGTCCATGGGTTCTATTTAGTTATTCTAACGATTACTTCCATAATTATAAAATTAGAGTGTTCAAGTTATTCTTTGTATTTCCAAATAAACTTGGTAGATTTAGTTACTTTTGTTTTTCCATTAGCACTATTAGCTATAGTTTTTCTATCTTGACCTGTATTTTTACTAGCTTCGGATATACTATCAAACTCTGCTAACAATTTTCCATCTAATGAATATTGTAGTACTTTCTTTCCACATGCTTCTGTAGCTCTTTGTTTTATTAAAGCTAATTCTTCAGCAGTTTTTACTTTATTTTTTCTAGACTCTATGTTAGCCTGTCTACATTTATCAGAAATCTGTGGTTTCCAATCTGGTAGTATAGCTGCCAAAGATGGATCTACTTTACTTGGAATTTCTTTATAATCTTCTTTATATAACCATATATATGGATTTCTTTCAGATATTAATACTCTTTTCCTTTTTAAGGATGATATTATTAATGAAGTGCTTATTCCAGTTTTTCTACTAGCTTCGTTTACACCACTATATTCTGTTATATAATCTCCATCTAAAGTGTATTGTAATACTGGTTTTTTTCTAGTTTCGCCGATTTTACCAGATTTCCAATACTTATCTCTACCTTCTGTTCGTACTTTACCAGCTTCAGATAATAACTTTCTAGTATATTCACTAGCTGTTTTACCAGAGTTAGCTATACTTATTTTTTGTTTAGTTTCTTCAGAACAAGGTCTACCAAAAGTACCATCTCCACCTTCTGTCATATTGTATCCCTTCTCGGGATTTATAGAATCGTATTCTTTTATAAAGAACTTTTCTCTTTCTTTAAGTTCTTCTGCATTTTTACAGAATGATATGATATTGATATCAAATCCGTCTGCTCCATACTTTCTAAGAGCGTTATGGAATCTAAAAGAGGAGCCGTGTTCAGCTTCAAATAGATGCTGTTTAAATCTAGCACCAGCTCCTCTATTAGTTATACCTATATAAACTTTTCCGTTTACTTTATTTGTAATCTTATATACTTCGTAACTTAACATATAATTATCTGTTTAAAATTGTTTATATTTGATAAACGCAGATAACTTAATTAAGTTACTCAGGCTGTCAGGTAATTACATGTTAAAGTTAGTTAATTATTATTCTGCCATCATGATTAGCTCCCCACACGCCCGAGGATCTTTCAACATCAATCCGACTTCACCCAAGAAGTGTACTGAGTAACCATCCTTAGCATTAGAACGAACTTCTGTGTTAGAGTGAGCGTAACCAGCAGGAGTTACAGAACCAGCTGTACACCAGTTAACGAATTCACGATCTTTACGAACTACTTTAACAATGTTAGCTTCACCATCACGACGACCTAAATCCAAGAATGTCATACGGTAAGATTCCAACGGTTTCAAAGTAACAGGATGCAACTGACGATTGTAAGTAGTATTGTCATACAACGGGAAATACTTCAAAGTCAATTCAATACCGTTAGACATTGCATAAGTTTTAAACTGACCACCGAACTTCAGATTATCACCAGAACCAGTTACGAATACTGTGTCAATCAAGTTCATGTTAGCCATCTTTTCTTTAAGTACACGGTCAAATTCACGCATACCCATTTCACCAGTCAAGGCAACGAACTTACGTTCATTAGTACCTAATACATTGTAAGACAGATCAAACAAGAAGTCTTCTAACAGTTCAGCTGTCAAACGAGTATAATAACGTCTGTTAGACGGAGCAATCTGTTCCAACAAACCAGCACCAATAAATGCAGGACGACCATTCTTACCTTTCAGATTACAAGAACCATCTTTGTTTACGTTATTCTGATTGTATACCAAAGCTCTTTCAAGACGTTTGTACCACTCACGCATTGCAACCCATTCCTGGAATGTAGACCACAAATAAGAAGTTTTACCAGTCTTAGGATCTTTCAAAGCTACTGCCATAACTGTAGAGTAAGCAGAACCTGTGATATCATAAGACAGACGTACTGTAGTCAAATAGTTACGCATCTTGAAGTGAGTATTGTAGTTCAGGATATCAGCCTCTTCACTGTATTCTTCATAAGCAGAAGCCAAACGGTTTACTTGGCAACCAGAAGCTAAAACAGCAGGGTCAATATAAGAAGCGGGACTACCATTAGATACAAATACTGTATAAACATACAGGTTGCCATCTTGATACGGAGCATCCTGAATACGTGCTTGACTCTTATCATCAAATTCGATAGTAGCACCAGGACCAAACCATGCATCTTCCAACCACAAAGTAATAGGAGTATTACCCAAACCTGGAGTAGAATTTTCACCAATTGCAGCACCATTCCATTTAGCGTCACGAATTGTAACAGCTCTATCTTGGTCGATCATAACACCCCATTCAAATGAAGGCTGATCAATAGTCATTACATTTCCAAGACCACCTGTCAACATATCAAGAGAAGTACTGTAACCATTATCTTTAGTACCAAATACGTATGACAGGATAGTAGATACCTCATAAGGTCTTTGCTGAGAAGCGAGACTAATCTTATTAGTGTCGATCAAATCAGAAAACCATTTACCTTTGTATAATTGGAGGTTATTAAGAATATTATTATCCATAAAATACTAGTAATTTAATTTTTTTATTTATATAATTAATTATTATGATATACGCAGTTGTCGTGCAGCTGAGAACCAAATTGGATCATCATCAGAACCCGTAGCTTGTTTTCTAGATTTAGTAGTAATACTACTAGATTTTAAACTTCGTCTAAACTTATCAATAGCTGAATTGTTTCCTTCACGTTTAGCGGCTTCAATAAGTTTGTCAGCATTCATTGTAAAGTATGCTGATTCTATGAGATTCTTAACACCACCCTTAGCATAGTCCTTTTGGTACTTTGTTTTACCGTCTGTGTCTGGCTTAAGTATATAATCCATTAAAACCTTTTTATCTTTTTCAGGGACTGTAATACCACGTATATTCTTTAAGCCTTTTATTTCGCTAACAACGTTATCGTAGAATTGCTGTTGTCTCTGCAACTATATCTGATAAGCCTTTTTCTGATCCTCTAATAGCTGTTTCTTCCTTTCTTCTTTAATCTCTTTCAGATCTTCTAAAGCGTCTTGCGCTTCATCTTCAAGTAATCCAGCTTCTTCATATCTACTTACTAACTTATCAATCTTCTTAGTAGAGAACCCTTTTTCTTTAAGTAACTGTTTTACTACTAATTTCTGATTAGCTTCATCTTCAATATCAATATCATCTAAATCTAACTCAGCATCAATAGTCAGATACTTCTTTAGATCTCCACCTTGCTTTACGAAATTATCTAGTGCTTCAACTTCTTCACTAGAGTATTCAGGCTTACTATTTTCTTCAATGACATTTTGGAAGTAATTAATTAACTCATCAACACTTTTGGGTTTATCTTCATCTTCTTCAAATTCCCAATTAAGTTTTTCAGCCATAGCATCAAAGAAGTTAGTAACAACATTTTCTTCGTTGTTATCTTCGACACCTTCTTCCTCTTCTGTTTCTTCCTCAATAGTTTCTTCTTTACGAGGTCTACCAGGCTTACGTTTTGGTTTATCTTCAATATCTTCTTCTTCAATTTCTTCTTCCTCAGTATCTTCCTCTACTGGCTTTTCTTTCTTATTTTTTACTTCGATATTGTTCTTTTTAATATCTTCCAATTCTTCATCGTCTAGTGATTCAAATTCATCAGCATTGACATTAACGTTTTCATCAACATTTGAATTTCTAAAACCACCATCTGGATTAGGGATAAAGCTATCTAGTACAGCTTCAAATCCACCTAATGTCATTTTTTTATCCATAATTAAAATATTTAATTAGATTTATTTTTTCTTCTTTTTACCTTTATTCCATTTAGCAGCATTCTAAGCGAATATTGCTCTCTTTCTTGTTACAGGATTCTTACTGTGAGTTAGTTCTTCAGTTGTCTTTCCTGTTTTCTTTTTAGTTGCATTGAACTTACCTCTATTCTCTGGCTTTATCTTTATCTTCTTCATAATTCTAAAATTGTTTATTTACTATTGGATAAGTACCAAGTAAAGGTATCTTGTTAAACCACTTTGTGTACTATCCAGGTGTAGCAAATTGAAGATAAGCAGCTTCAATAGATCTCATATCTTTAGGTAATGATCTTATAGCTTTCTTAATCTATCTAGAAGTTACCTTATCTCCTATATTATTAATCATACCAGTCTTAAACATATACTCTCTAAGAGTATTCATATAAGACTTCTATTCTGTACCTTTGCTATAATAATCAGTTTTATCTGGAAATAATGGATTCTTCTATTTTGATAAATCTCTTTTTAACTATGCAAACATAGAGTTGCTATAATCAGGGTTTGAACTTTTAGCTAAATTGAAATCTATATAGTGTCCTAGTTCGTGTCTAGTAGTAGGATAATCTATCTCTGTAAGATTTCTATTTATCTAATACTCAAAATCATCATATCCTGCTGGCTGTCTTCTAGTAATATACCTATTTACAGCTGCATCTTTAGCCTACATTTTAGCCTTAGCGTCTAACTGTTTTATAACAGGATTAGGTAAATTCCAATAATTAGTATTATACTAATTAATTATATCTTCATATACTTTAGCGTAGTCATCGCCATATGTATTCTAAATCTATCTAGCTCTTTCCATATAAGCTGGATTAGAATATAGATCTTCAATTATTCTATTTCTAGATTCTATAGCATCATCATATAATTTATATGTACGAGCTTTATCTTCAGCTTCTCTACGGAACAAACTATTTATTTTATCCTACACAGTTCTCCTTACTTCTGGTACATATTTAGAAGAGTATTTAGTTAATCCTCTAGCTACATTAGATACTGCATTACCTGCTAATTTAAATACTGGATTAAGTAAAGCTCCTTCTACATATAGACTGCCTAATGGGTCTGAATTTGAAACATAGCCTGCACCTGGATTATATCCATATGTAGGATTATATGGATCTCCTTTAGGGTCAAAGTTAGTAATAGGTCTTTCACTAGTACTCTATGGTGGATCTTCATCTATAGTACCACCATCTGCATACTTCTTCCAATCCCAGTACTTCAGCTAGGGATTATTCTCCCTAGCCTACTTATACTGTTGCATTCTCTATCTAAATGCTTCACGTTCCATAATTATTTACTTTTCTTTCCACTTTTAGATGACTTTTTGCCACCTTTCTTTCCACCGCATGCCATAATTATAAATTTTTAATATAGTTAAACCAATTTTTCTTATTCTCTCTATAGATCTTTTTACGATTTTTTATTTTATACTTATTAGTATTAATTTCGTAATCAGATTTATCTTCATTTGCGTATGCTTCCATTTCGTAAGGTATTGTATAGTATGCAGAAGATGCTGGGTAAGTAATAGGATTGCCTTTGATCCACTCCCATACATAATCAGCATAATACTTTAACCAACTACCCTTATTCTTAGCCTACTGTAAATGTATATTTTCGTGATTCCAAGTAGTAGTTTTAATATTAGATTCTTTCTTTTTAGTTAAAATATACCCGCACCAACTCATGGCAGAGTATCCACTAAAAGGATAATGATCCATATGTTTATACTATACTTTATCTTTATTCTTAGTAGTAGTAAATAATTGTTTTACTAACCACCATGTTTCTTTAAACCAGTTCATAGTTATTTAGATTTAGATTCGCCTACTACTTTATTTCTCAAAGCTGTCTTTGCCTTTAGTTTCTCACGTTCAAGTGCAGCTTTATCAGACATACGTTGTAATTCCGTTTCATGCTTCATTCTATCTTTTTCAAGCTGTATCTTCTTATTTTCAGCTTCTCTCTTCTGCTCTATTTCTCTACGCTTATTGTTAAGTTCTAATTGTTTAGTAGCAATATCAGAATTTATCTTCTACTATTCTAGAGCTTGTTTTCCTATTTCAATTGGATCAGGAATTCCATTCATATCTTGATCCATATTCTCAGCACCACGATAAGCATTAAGTTGTGCTACAGTAATTTTAGTAGCATTGTCTTGATCTACTTTATATTTTTCAAGATCCATTTCAGCTTCTTTAAGCATAAGCTCTTCTTCTTTAAGCTGATTCTGTTGTTCTGCCATCTGCTGTTGAGCTTGTTGTTCAGCCTGTTGCTGTTGCTGCATCTGTTCCATTCTTTTCTGCTCTATCTCTTCAAGTCTATTTTTAATCATACTCATGTTATCTAAAGTAATGATTTCAGCAATATCTAACAGACTAGCACCATTCTGCATAGCAGGTTGCAGCAATTGCTTTAATTGATCTATATACTGTTGATTCTTAGTGCTATCATCTACAAATATATCCATATCTTCATAGAAGAAATTATCAGATAATTGTACAAACGCTCTAGTAGCATCATCTAATATATAATTCAAGTATCTCTTATTATCTTTCCAAGCTGCCTTAGAAGTATTCAACAACATAGTTAATACTCTTCTTTTTACCTAATTGTGATTCCAAAACCAAGGTTCAGTAATATGATAAGACATATTAACAGCAGTATTAGCATTACTTACTAATTCACTAGCAGCAATCTGTCCTTGTCTTTGTGGAGTAATACCAGTAAGCTTAGCTACCATATCTTCAATCTTCTACATTAATTGAATATACTCAGCTATTACATTACTCATAGTTAAGTCCCAAGAAGATAACTAGTTGAATTGAGATGGTTTACCTCCTTCACGTCCTGGTATATCCCATCCTTCGTCATAAGGATTAATAAAAGCTACACCTAGTGCACTTAAGTAATGCATCCACTTGTTAACATCAATATTCATAGATTTAGGTATCTAAGTAATATCCATTACTGCTACTTTACCTTTATCTCTAGATAATGCTAATTCAAGTCTATACCATACTACAATATACATATACTGTAATGGTTTCATCATACTTACTAGTGATCTAGGCTTACTATTAGTATTATTATATACTACTCCAGTATAAGGCAATTTCTGCGAATTAGGATTATCAGCAGATATATGTTGATATTCAATAGGCTGAATTCCTATATACATATCATCACCGATTCTATATCCTTCCCATACTTCAATAATCCAATCCCATTCTACAGATTGTTCTGTACCTGTTACTTTGTAATCTTCATCTACTTGAAATTCTTCAACTTCTCCAGTTTCTGGATTTAGTAAAGTAACAAATCCTATCTTTTTGAAAGATTTCCAACAGCAATGATATACTACTATATGATCTATATCAAATGGATTATCTGTAAAACTATTAATCTTATGTAGCTTAATAGATTCATAATCTATACTAGTCTTTCTTATCTCTGGATTATTACCTGCTCCGGGTCTTTGATCAATAAGTTCTAGTAGTTCATTCAATTGTCTTTCAGACATTTTATCATAGAATCTATCGTATATTTCAGTAGCAGACATAATCATCTTTCTACGACACCATGCGGCATCATCTATGAATTCTAAGTCTAAAGAATGCTCATAATCAAAGTACATAGGGTTTACTCTTTCTACGTAAGGATCGCCATTAATTACACCTATATAGTATATTTCTTCCCCACCTATTAAAGCGTCTTTCCAACCTTTATAGAATTCATGGGTAAGATTCAACTCCCTCTTTAGGAATTGTAACGCATGATAAGCTTCAGTTTCTGCTATATCTTTATAATCTTTCTATAGATACTTAGCTATAGCTTCTGGAGTCTAGATTTCTCCTGTAGCTAATGCTTGTTCATATCTAGCTGCTTGTTCTGGACTTAACTTACTAGCTATAGTAGCCTGAATATAATCCATTAGCATTTCTTTGGCTTTTTCCTATAGTTCACTAGCAGCTATATCACTTGTGCGTTGTGGATGAAAATTAAAAGGTCTCTTAGTTTCTTCACCAAGTAACTAATCTACATACGGTTTAATAATATTATAATCCTATGCCATAGCAGGAAATCCATCATCTTGTTTAAATGGATTAGTTACATATTTAAGATCCTTTTCATTATATATGCTATTATATAAATCATAGTAAGTCTACATCTCGTCAGATCTAGATCTACCATTACCACCAAATCCTGAATCTCCAGCGCCTACTACATAGTCTACGCAGGCTTCTTTCCAGGCTTGTGTCTTCTTTGACATTGGTAGTTTCTGTGCAGGGAAACTTTTAGTATTCTTCATAGTTAAAATGTATATACATTATCGTCATTAGAAAATACTCTAGGAGTATCATCGTTGAACCAACTCTGCGCAAAAATTGGTCCATCGAAGAGCATCTTCTATTTGTTTTCTTTTTCTTTCTTTTTAACAACTACATTATATAGTTGTTCTCTATATATCATAACCTACATCAACGCCATCACTCGGTCAAAGTTACCTGTATCGTTATAGCTTATTAGCTCTTCTAATAGCGGCTCTGATAGTATCCTAGTTAGGTTTTTCTTACCTGGTGCATACTCTTCATTCAACCATTCTTTTATCATACCTTCCCCCCATTGCTTTATCTACTTATTCATGTGACAACCTTTTCTTCTTTGTACTTTAGAATTACTAACTATATCATTAATAATATCAGGTTGATCAGCTAATAAGTAATCACAATGCTTAGCAGTAAAGTAAGGGAATAAACCTTTGCGTTCATTTTCATACATTATACGTGCATTATAGTATAACGCTAACTTACGTAGATTCTCATAGTACTCTTCAGCTGTTGCAGGTCTACCAGTATATTCAGCTACTATAATATCATAATACTCTTCAAAGTTCTAAAACCTCTTATATACAATAGATGATCCTAATGAATTAGTACCAGACTAATCATGATCATAAGGGTCTACACCTATTATATATAATCCAGCTGTTGCATCTTTAGCTGGATGTTCCCATATAACTATTGAGCCAGTAGGATCATCGTCTTTACCAAGTGGATACTTAGTAACATCGCCATGTTTCTTAGGTATCCATTTGATACTACCAGATTCGTCAAATATTAAATCACCCACCTGCTTATGATTCTATAACTAAGTGTTAGTACGAATAAGTCCTAATTGCTCCTGTAATTCTTTCTTAGGAAATATATTACCGTTAAATTCTAGCATTGCTTCTTGTGGAGTAATAGGACGCTCTGCAACATAACGGTCTATAGCAGTAGTATTGGTAGCTGTGCTTATTACTTTTCTACGCTCATCTAGTATAAATTCAAGAGAAGGTTTAGTAATGGTATTACCATCATCATCCATATATATTCTATTACCATCGTCATCTCTAGTATCTAGATTAGTATACTATGGAACAAAGAATCCACATAATTTATCTGTAGGTGTACTATCCCATATGTTCTCAAATCCTAAACAATTATATCCATCAGGATTATAGAACATATCTTTCATTGTTTCAAATGCAGAACCTTCGTCACCACCAGTTCCCCATACAATCATAGTACCAAATGCTACGCCGTCTTGTTCTACAGATGGTCTAGCAATTTGCCATGCTGCACCTAATTCTGAGAATGAACCTCCTTCTTCAAATAGAATTAATTTGGCACGTTTACCACGTACTACATCAGGATTATCTTTCAAAGTAACGCCAATAATCTCTGACTTATAACCCATTTCTACTTCATTGCCAAATTCATCTTTAGTCCAGAATCCAGCTCGTTTACGCATAGTACTGTTAACAGATCGTTTCTTACCCCAAGCTGTATTCTTATCTATAAAGTCCATATAGTCCCAAGCTTTAGTAAGGATACCATCTTCAGTAAGATACTACTTATTAGAAGCATATATATATGTTTTACTATTAGGTATCAAATAATAATTACGACATGCCATAGCTCCACCTTTATAGCTATTATGTGTTACTACGAAATCTCTAGTTATATATAATTGATTATCATGATCTACTCTAATACATCTTTGCTTTTCTTTATACCCAAGATTTCTAACTGCTTTTATACCTATAGAATTATATTTATATTCTCGGTGTCGTAAATTCTATAATTTTCTTTCTAATTTAAATATAGGTTCTTCTGTAGTAATACACACTTCCCAATGAGGTAAAGTATCTGACTTATAACCATTTCCGAAATCTACATCAGTACGACCGGGAATCATTTTAGATTTTCTGCATCTTATACCTAAACTTCTACATATAAAAATTAAATCATCTATTAATCTTTCGGATGTACTTACGAAATTACAGCTACCTGTAGAACTAGATGAACCGTCGGTATCCATAAGCCCTTGTAATAATTCTAATCTGGTGTTTACATCTGCATATTTATAATCGTCTGGTATAAACTTATTTTCTGCTTTTACTCTTACACCATACTGTTTTAGATATCTTCCTAATTGGTGTTTTGTTTTATCATGTGATAGTATCACATATGCAAAGCTATCGTCTACTTTTTTAATACTATAATTTGGTAGTTTCTCAGTTAAAATATCTACAATCTACTAATCGTCTGTAGAAAATCTTATCTGCGTTCCGCATATGTATCCATCTCCTAACAATACGCCCATTACGTATGGATCTACTAACGGGGCAGTTTGATTAAAATGCAAAGGATTAATTGATGGTAATTTGTATGGATAACAATATTTTCCAGGACTACCTTGCTACAACTTTAGTTTACTGTATTCTTCTGTAGTTTTAATATGTAATTTTCCTCTTGTAGAATTTAATGTAGACCATAAATGATTTTTGCCACATCTTACTTTTCTACCATCCTACAATTCTATTTCCCATACCTCTTGTTCACCTTGTTCTATTATTTCAATAACTTTACAAGGATCACCGCAAGGATTCATTACTAAATCTCCTACTTTTAAAGATCCCATTTCTACAAAACCAGTAGGTGTAAGAACTGGTTCACTATATGGCTATTCATATCCTTTACGGCGTGATTTAAGTAAACATATGTGTTTTCCTTTATCTTCTGCTTCTTGTACTGCCTAGAAGTAGAAATAGTCATAGTCATAGAAATCAGGGAATGTTACCACACTGTCTCTCTTTACTTTAGTCTCTCCGTTAGATAGTTTAGTAACAGTGTTAACTATACGTTGCATTGGACAGAAGTTAATATAAAAATAGTTATACCCAGTGATGTAATCTCCATCCTCTGCGGTATAACCATTAATGCAACGATCTTTCTATTCGTCCCAGTATTGAAAGTATTCTGATGAACCAGCTGGATATAAACAATAACGCCCTGTAGTTAAAAACTACAGAGCTGGTTCTCTAAATTTATCTGAAAAATGTATTTTTTTATTAAAGTCTACCACGTTTTCTATGTTTTTTCTTATTAATATATTCTTGAGAATTAAACCAATCTATTCTATCTAGTAATTCTTCTTTAGAAAAAGAAAATAAATATCTACGCTTAGATATAAACCTACCGGAAATTTTATATTGAATATTATTACATATTTGACTAATACTTCTATAATCTACAGAAGTTTTATGTGACATATCAGATATACTTTCACTATCTATGATAGTTTTAGTTATTATATCATAACAGTATACACATTTACTTACATTATATGCCACTTTAGGTTTATAATTTTTATGCGCTTCTTTAATCTTTAGAATAGTTTCAGTAGTATGTTTAAAACCCAGCCGTCCACTATCTCCACCAGGGGTGGAATTATATCCATTTTTATATGAATCGTATAATTGAATATAAAAACATTCCTGTGCGTTTAATTCTTTTTTAATTTCACTTTTATTTTTTCCAAATATATTTAATATAATCAAAACCTCTACTTGAAAATTATCTATACCATATTTATTAATGGCTTTATAAATTTTTAATGTCGACTTTCTTATATAAGAAGCTACGTGTTGTTGTAATCTTTTTCTAATATCTACAGCTTGACCTATATAACATTTTCCACTGATCTTATTAGTAATTTTATATATACCACATAACCTCCACGCACATTCATTATAATCTTTTAAATTTATAGGTACTAAATAACTATTGCAGATATCGTGCATTTTATATATATTTTTAATTAGTCCTCCTGGTCTCGACTCGAACGGACAATTCTGAGGTTAGAGCTCAGTATGTTACCTTTACATCACAGGAGAGTGCCAGGGAATATTTAATGTCTGTCCCTGTCAGACCTCTCTATCAGTTCAACGAGATTATTTCTTAAACAAACTCTTTAGCCAATGAATAGTACGCTTGATAATACCTTTCTTCTTAGGTTCAGCTATTGCTTCTTTCTTATATTCTTCAACCAAAGATTCACTAGCTTCTTTAACTGCTTTCTCTGCTTTTTGTTTGTTATCAATTTCTTTTTCAAGCACATCGCAAATTTCTTCAGTGCTATTGCATTTTGTTAAATCAAGTACTTTCTTCATAGTTTCTTTATTTATATTCATATAACGTACTCATTAATTTATTGTTATAAACTTGTGTATAATTTGCACAAATTAAGCTAATTCATAAGGATTAATCTGAGCATCTCCACGTACTTTAGTAGTACTAACTTCTTCAGCTTTAACTGCTTTTTCGAGGAAATCTAGTGTCTGAAAAGTAGCTTTTACTTTTTCCATACCAGCTAATAGATCTTTAATCTTCTTTTCATCTAGTTGCTCTTCTAGAGAATCTTCGTAATACTTACTAATAGTATCTACTTTGTTTCTCATACTATCCAGCATCCTCAGATTTCTAGTATATATTAGCTTCTTATAATCATCTTCACAAGACTTTTCTTCTACTGTAAGATTATAATTCTCATCACCAAAGTATAACTACTTAAGCTTCTTTTCTCTGATATCTGGTTCTAACTGAAGTACATATGGAGATTTAAAATACCACATAAGTACTATATAACTTATTACATTTGTAGCTTGTGTCTTATCTGGCTTATCAGCCTCCCATAACTTTTTAAAGAATGGGAGACCTAAAGCATCAGGGTGTATTACTACTTTACCTGCAATTAAATCAAACAATTTCATTTTCGTATCTCCAAATATAATTTTTATATTTACATAATTTCTAATTGCAACAATCAATAATGTATCGTTTGCAACTATTTGTAGCTATTGCAGCAGTAGTAACTGATTCAAATCTATTTATAATATTTCCATCAAGTCTACACTGCAATACTGGCTTTTTACGTTTTGAACCTATTTTTATTTGTCTACTATTATAATTATTATTATATTTTATAGTACACCATTCTAAATTAGAAACGTCATTGTTAGATTTATTTTCATCTTTGTGGTTTACACAAGGTAGATTGTTAGGATTAGGTAAGAATGTTATAGCAATTAATCTATGTACAAAATACCATTTTTGTATTCCATTGTTACACAATGATACTTTATGATATCCATATTTATCAATCTGTTGTTTTAATTCTTTTTCCTTGTAAAATCTACCAGCTCTACCAGATTCTGCGACAAATCTTGCAACAGAAAATATTTTTCCCGAATCGGTTATTTTATACTTTCCCTAATAACCTGGAATATCAAATAATTTCATCAGTTACTTCTTCAACACTAGGTTCAAAATTCTCTGGCATAAACTCTTCGGGATGAGCTGCTCTATATTCTTCTTCAGCTTTAGTATTAGCAATAGCGTCTAATAGTTGATAGAATTTCAATTCTACTGCTTCTTGTTGTTCAGCAGGAATCTGATTAGTGATTAATTTATCCATTAACTCCTTCATTACATCCTCTGTGAATTCTCCTTGGACAATATCGGTCTTATATCTACTGTCACCGATAACTACTTCTATAAAACTTCCAACGCCTGATGCACTTACTGGAGTAATTGTAATATTTAAATTTTCCATAATTATTCTTTTACTTCTTTAATTTCATTATTTTGTTCTGCTGTAGCTTCTCCGAATCCTTTTTCTCCTCTTTCAGTTTCACTTAGCTCTTCTACCAAAGTAGGTTCTAATATAGAACAAGGTACAATAACTAATTGAGCAAATGGTTCATCTATAGTATATACTGTAGGAATAGCATCTGTAGTTACTTTAAATTTAGCCATTAACTCTCCACGATATCCAGCATCTATTAAACCTACTCCATTTGTTAAAGCTATAGAACGTTTACTGATTGAAGACTTCATCATAAGTAAACCACAATATCCTTCAGGAATCTCTACTGCTAAATCAGTATGATATACAAGAACTAACTTACCGCTATTATCTACTTCTTGAGTAATACGAGTAGCATACAGATCCAATCCAGCATCTCCTGCTGTAGCTCTAGTAGGCAACTTACCTTCAGATTTTTTAATCTCTTCTGTGCCGTCTTCTTTCTTTACTGAGTAATCTAACTTTTTAAATTTCAATTGTTCCATAATTATTTATCTTGTTCAATATCTTTTGTGTTAATACTAATCGCTTTACCATGATGAAATCCCCAATCTAAGAATACTATATTACAAAGTACATGATCTATATGAGGTAGTCCACTTTCAGGATCTATTAATTCTCCTTTGTCTATCGCAGTAAGATGTCTTAGTAATGCTGCTTTGTATCTTTTCCAAAAATCTGGAAGGTTTTGCCAACTGTTATCTGAGTATTTCTGAGCTCCGTAAGTAAGTACCTTACCAATATTCTCAACTACATCTAATGGAACTAGATCCATTCTTACTTTACCACAATCATATTTCTTACCATCATTCTCCATCTTCAATATACTTATTAGTTAAACAGTTGTACAATCCTTTTATCTGTAACTGCCTAGTTTCAATATTATCTGTGTCTTTTAGTTTAGCTAAACCTTCTAGAATATCATCCACGAATTCATTGTATGTTAAGGAATAATTATTGATCTTCTTATCTGCAACTTCCATTAACTCTTTTAGCTCTTCACTGATATTAGATCCAAATTGTTTAACGTTGTTTTTCTCAAATTCCCATAGAGCTAATGAATCTTCTTTACTCTGTCTTTCCATATTCTTTCATTACTTTAATAAAACATCCAGCAGCCCAGCCAACTAAATACGCATACCCTTCGTTACCACCACCTGAGAATTCTTCTCCATTCATACCTGTAACTTCAAAGTAATAATCAGTTATGTGAACTGATTCGTGTGCTATATGCGTACCATCTACTTCATCGGGTCTATATATTATGCAAATAATACCCATCTCAGAACTACTGTTTAACATAACCGGTCTACATTCTGCAATAACATCTCCGTCATACGCTTTTAACATTTCTTCTTCAGCTTCTTTTCGTATTTTATCGAAACCTGGCAATAAGTTGTATATCGTGAATTTCTTTAATATTGTGTATACATCTTCTTCCTTTTCTATTATAGCTATCCAAAATGTTCTAGGATATATATTATCAAACTTTCTTAGTATCATATTCTTAATAGTCTACTATCACTAATTGCTATATACATCTGTATATTATTAAGTAATACAGGATCAAAGTAGATAGAATCTAACCAGTGAATCTTATAGTTAGGTGTTAAACACTCTTCAATAAACTGTCTCATTTTGTTTCTTTATATCTCTTTTTTAATTTAAGTTTAAATAAGTAAGCAAACATAATATCTTTAGTATCTTCATCATTTGACATTACTTCTTTAGCAAACTTAAATGGACTATTGCATATTACTTCTATAACAGGATAAGGTAAATTATATTTGTTTGCCAGACTTGAGTAAATTGATATCTTTTTTTGCTGTTGCATTTATATAATATTCACTAGTTTCTAACTCTGTTAAAGATTCTCTGATGGTATTAGGTCTAATAGAATTTATTATTACTATGATATCATCTTCATCCAAGTCACGATTTCTGTATAGTATATCAGATAATTTCTTGATTTCTTTATTAGAGTAAGGTTTCTTCGGAACGAAAGAAGTTAATTTTAAATTAGAACGTAAGTTAAAAAGATGTCTGAAATACCGTACTAACCTATTACTTCTATTCTCTACATGTACTATATGCCCATTGTCAAAGATCATATAGAAATGTTTATTATTTATTTTATTATTCATTTACTCTTAGTATTAATGTTATTTGCACCCTATCTTTTATTATCTCTGGAATTAGTATCTTATTAACTACTAATTCATCTTCTGCTTTTCCCTGTACTAAAAGACCCTCTTTCTTGAACTTACTTATATATCTACTTAAGTTATCTGGAGTAATACCCATAGTACTTTTAATCATTCTACGATTGTCAGTATTGGCTACATTTTTACTTACACCAGGTATTGGAGTAAAGTTCACATCTAATTCAACGAACTTAGTAAGTAACTCCAATTCCCTATTTGTAAGTTGTAGTATACCATTTAAAGCGTTAAGGTATTCATAGTAAAGATTGCCTTTATTAACAGTCTTTACTAATTTATTCATCTAACAAATCTTTAATACTATTGAGAACTTTATTTAAATTATGGTATACAGTTTCTGCTTCTACTTTAACACATTGCTGCACATTACCTTCATTATAATCCTTCATCAGTTCATTATAATCTTTAGTATATGTATCAATCAAAGTATTAACGTATTCTTTTACTTTCTCTAACTTATCACAACAGCGTTCACATTCATCCTCATTATCATCTTCTTCTGCTTCTTCACTATACCAGATTACATAATCTTTGTTAGCTAATTCTTCCATAGTAGAAGAATCAAATGCCATTGAAGTATAAGTTTCTGTATCTGATACTACTTCAGATTTCTGAAGTTCCCACAAGTTTAAATCTTCAACTTTAGTAAACACATCACCTTTTTCGGCGAAGCTAAAATCCTTAATTACTTTGTATCCTTCCATATGTCTAACTTTTTATTTAATATCTTCTGTTTAAATTCTTGTATCCTGTTAAAGTTCTTTTTACATTCTTCATATCCATCAATTCTACCTTGCGTGTAACCTTCTCTCTTTCCTTGACAATATGTAAGAATACCAAAACCAATAACACTAACAAGAAATATTATCATTGTTCCCATAATGCTCTTTAAACGTATTAATATAAAAAGTGTTTAAAATATTTAACATTTATTAAGGTTTAGTAAAGTAATGACAAAAAGAAACCCTGCTTTGATGGCAGGGTAACTTATTCAACAAGGTATTATGATAGCTTATTTAACGACTTTAGCTACAACGTCGTATGGTTTAACTAATTGTGAGTCTTTAAATAGATCAAAGTCTTTAGCAAATTTCTTAGGGTATACTATAGTATCACCAACCTTAATGGTACTATCAGTACCGATTGGAATAGATAGAACAATACCTTTTGCAAAATCTGATTCAACTTCTTTAGTATGAGTCTTTACTTCATACTTATTAAAACCTTCTTCATCCTTTTCCCCAGTAGGGATTTGTTCAGTATACTCTTTAGTAACCATGATAGGAGCTAAAGGTTTTACCAATATATCTTTTTCAAAACTATATTCCAATCCGTTTACCACTGTTTCTAGTACTTTATCTTCCATAATATTTACTTTATAATATCTATTAACGCAGTAAGTAAAGTAAGGTTACTCATCTATGTGATTAAATTTACGCTTAAAAATATATCCTTTATGGCAGATGTCCATTCTATCTTTAAAGTTAGCGCAGTTCATATTATTAACAAACGCACAACCTACACAACAACCTTTACTAAGCTCAGGAGTAGCTATATAAGTTTTATTCCTGAAAACATACTCAATTCTATCTGCTTTTTTTTGTTCGTTCTTTTCCATAGTAATACCGTTTTAAGGGGCTACCTTTTTTATTCAAAGACCGCCAGAAAGGTAGCTAAACTGAGCCTACCTAC